AAAACGTTTAGTATAGTATAGAAAGTTGGTCAGAAGATTTGCTGACCCGCTATAGCCGAAAGTGTGCAAAAAAATAACATACCATAGGAGGTAATAAAAATGGCACTGAATTTAGATCTTATGAAGCAAAAGATGGCTTCATTATCAGGAAAGGGTGACGGTAAGAAGAACAACTTCTGGCGTCCACAAGATGGTGAGAACAATATTCGTATTGTTCCGACAGCGGATGGCGACCCATTCAAGGAGAAGTTTTTCCACTATGGAGTGGGTGATCAATCCTTCTTGTGTCCAAAACGAAACTTCGGAGATAAGTGTCCAGTCTGTGATTTCGCAAATCAACTATGGAACGAAGGCACCGAAGAGAGCAAGCAACTCGCCAAGGGTATGTTTGCGAAGCAGAGATTCTTTTCACCCGTCTTGGTGAGAGGGGAAGAGGCAGAAGGCGTCAAGGTCTGGGGTTATGGTAAGTTAGCATACCAGAAACTTCTCGGCATCGTCCTTGATCCTGATTATGGGGATATTACTGATCCAGAGGACGGTAATGACCTCAAGTTGATGTACGGTAAGCAGCCTGGTGCTTCTTATCCTACAACAGACATTCGACCACGCCCTCGCAAGTCGGTTCTTTGTGACGACGCTGTGGGCGGCGACGAGCGATGTGCAGAGTTGTTGGAAAAGGTTCCGAACATTGACAGTGTCTTTGAAAGAAAGACGACCGAAGAAGTGAGAGGAATCCTAGATGCACATCTTAGTGGCGATACGGACAAGTCCGAGATCACTCGTGGAGGTGGCAACACGGAGGTCAAGTCTGAAACAGATGCTGTCTCATCAGCATTTAATGAGCTTCTTGGTTGAGGTGACGTAGGATGGCAAAAGTAACAAAAATGAAACCAGGAGGTTTGTCCACGAAGGACATTATAAAGTCACTCAACAAGTCTGCTGGTGGTGTTGTTGCTTATAATCTCAAGGAGGAGAACCCAACCAAGGTCAAGGAGTGGATTCCTACGGGATCCAGATGGTTAGACTCTATTATTTGTAAGGGTCGACTCGCTGGAATTCCCGTAGGGAAGATCTCCGAGATAGCAGGTCTCGAAGCGACGGGCAAGTCTTTTATGGCAGCTCAGGTAGCAGCTAATGCACAGCAGATGGGATACCGTGTAGCATATTTTGATTCAGAGTCGGCGATTGATCCAGAGTTTCTTTCGAGAGCGGGATGTGATCTTGAAGATGAAGACAATGGGTTAATTTATGTACAGGCACACTCTGTGGAGATGGTGATGGCCACAATTGAGGATCTCTTGAAGATGCCTCAAAAGTGGTTGTTTATCTGGGACTCCCTGGCACTCACTCCATCAGAGCATGATTTGGAATCGGACTACAATCCCCAATCGTCGATGGCAATGAAGGCGCGAGTGTTATCTAAGGGTATGCCCAAGTTGGTACAACCTATTGCGAATGCTGGCGCTACACTGTTGGTATTAAACCAACTTAAAACAAATATCACTAGGTCCCCATCTGAGGCATTGACAACGCCTTACATGACACCAGGTGGTAAGACTTTGCCATATTCCTACTCTCTAAGAGTGTGGTTAACTGGAAGGAAGGCAAAGGCATCATTTGTCACGGATGACAATGGTTTTAGGATTGGTTCCGAAGTGAAGTGTAAGATTGAAAAGTCTCGATTTGGGTCAACTGGTAGAACTTGCAACTTTAAGATCCTTTGGGGTGATTCCGATACTGTCGGTGTACAAGATAAGGAAAGTTGGTTCGATGCAATTCAAATTTCTGAAAACCTGAAGCAGTCAGGTGCTTGGTACGCTCTTGTTCATAGTGACGGAACGGAAGAGAAATTTCAGAGAGCACATTGGGTTTCGAAATTGCAAGATGAGAGATTTAAGAAAAGAGTTTTGCAAATCATGGATGATGATGTTATAATGAAATTCAGCAACAAAACAGGAAACGCTTCTGATTTTTATGATCAGGAGGATCCCCCCACCAAAGACTGACATAGTGTTCGGTCGACCCCCTGTGAAAGCAGGGGGTTTTTTTTACTAAGGAGTTATATGAAGAGGTTAATGCTGGTAGATGCGCAAAACCAGTTTATGAGATCCTACATTGTTAATCCCACTATGTCACCCAATGGCGACCCCATCGGAGGTGTGGTTGGTTTTCTGCAAACGATGAATAAGTTGTGCCGACAGATCAAACCCGACCTTTTGGTTGTTGTGTGGGATGGTGACAATGGATCTAATAAAAGACGACAACAGAACAAGAACTATAAGGTAGGTAGAAAGCCGCCGAAATTAAATCGATGGTCCCAGTCTATGAATCCTGCAGAGATTCACACAAATAAGATTTGGCAGCAGGTTAGGTGTATTGAGTACGTTAACCAAACTCCCATCATCCAGTTTAGGCAACCAAATGTCGAAGCGGACGATGTAATTGCTTACGTCAAATCAATGCCACTCTTTCAGGAATGGCGAAAGGTTGTTGTGTCTAGTGATAAGGATTTTATACAGCTGTTGGACGATAGGACGCTCCTGTTGAGACCAACACAGGATCAGATTCTAAATACTAGCAGAGTGCTGGAAGAACATTCTATCCATCCCTGTAACTTTGCCCTTGCCAGGGCGATGGTTGGAGACAAGAGTGACAACATCGATGGACTCCAGGGTGTTGGACTTAAGACTGTTGCTAAGGCATTTCCGTTTCTTTCCGAAGAGAGGGATTACTATTTGAGTGATCTCAAGGAGCATTCTGAGCGGGAAGAATCTAAACTTGCAATTTATCATAAAGTAATTGACGATTACAAGAAGGTGTGCGATAATTACTCTATAATGCAGCTGAGTACACCGCTCATCTCCATTCAATGTGCCAACTTTATTAATTCAACCTTTGAGGAATATAAACCCATGTTCAACAAGACCGAGATAAACAAGATGATGTCTGTTGATGGTGCGACTTCCCTGAATATCGATTGCTTGAAGACTACATTCAATGCGATGATCGAATCAGGAGTAAGTTATAACTAATGGATAAAATGAATCAAGACTTCTCTAAGTTCGGAAAGAACTTTCAAGAAAACCTGTGCCACTTAATCTTGGATGATCGTCCCTTTGCGGATCAGATCTTTGAGGTCTTGGACATAAATTTCCTTGAATTAACTTATCTCAGAGTCTTTGTTAACAAGATCAAGGGGTATAAGAAAAAGTATGGCGTACACCCCACTAGAAAGATAATGACCAGCATATTGCGAACTGGCATCACTGAGGAGCAAGACTCTGTGCAGAAGATGTTGAGGGATTATTATGCTAGGGTATTGTCTCAAGAAATCAACCATTCAGAGTCTGGATATATAAAGGATACTGCCCTTGACTTCTGTAAGAAGCAGAAGTTACAAGAAGCGATGATCAGGTGTGTTCCGCTGTTAAAGAAGTCATCGTTTGACCAGGTTGCAAAAGTAATCAACGATGCAATCAAACTAGGAACCTCAAATGACCTCGGGTATGATTATATGGAGGATTTTGAACAGCGATTTGAAAAGAAGGCAAGAAATCCAGTTACTACTGGGTGGGATCCACTTGACGATATCTCTAAAGGTGGGCTTGGAAAGGGTGAACTTGGTGTTGTGATTGCACCAACAGGTGCTGGCAAGTCCATGGTGCTAGTTCATCTTGGATCTAAAGCGCTGCAGGAAGGAAAGAATGTGGTGCACTACACTCTAGAGTTGGCTGACACTGTTGTCGCCAATAGATATGATAGTTGCATTACTGGGTATCATCTCAATGACATAACAGCATTCAAGGAACAGATTTACGATGACTTGAAGGATTTAAAAGGTAAACTCATCGTAAAAGAGTATCCTACTAGGTCAGCTACTATCCAGACGATAAAGAACCACATCGAGAAGATGAAAAACCAGGAGTTTGTTCCAGATCTAATTATTGTAGATTATGCTGACTTGATAAAACCAGAGGGATCCTCAAAAGAAGAGAAAAGACACCAACTTGAGGCTATTTATGAAGAATTGCGTGGCATTTCACAGGAGGTCGGTTGCCCAATTTGGACCGCCTCCCAGACTAATCGGTCTGGTCTCAATGCAGAGGTTATTACTATGGAGTCAATATCTGAAGCATTCAATAAGTGCTTCGTCGCGGATTTTATTTTCTCTGTCTCAAGAACTGTTGAGGACAAAAATACCAATAGTGGAAGAATTTACATCGCAAAGAACAGAAATGGTCCCGATGGTATGATATACCCCATATTTATGGATACTGCTAATGTCAAAATCAAGGTCTTGCCGAAGGCGATGACGCAAGAGGAGATGGAAGATATTGTTAAAGATGCAGCAAAGAAACAAAAGAAATTATTGAATGAAAAGTATAAAGAGTTTAAAGGAGGGTCGAAGAAGTGAGTTTATCAAATGACATTTTGTCAGAAATAACTGTGCACATGAAATATGCCAAGTATGTGCCAGAAAAGAACAGGAGAGAGACGTGGCATGAACTGGTTACAAGAAATATGGAGATGCACTTAAAGAAGTTTCCAGAACTAGAGTTGCAGATTAGAAAAAATTATAAGTTGGTGTTTGACAAGAAGGTTTTGCCTTCTATGAGGTCCCTGCAGTTTGGCGGCAAACCAATTGAGGTTGCTCCTAACAGGATTTTTAACTGCGCTTTCATGCCAATCGATGATTGGCGATCATTCGGCGAGGCGATGTTCTTGCTGCTTGGTGGTACGGGTGTTGGATATAGTGTTCAAAAGCATCACGTCGAAAAACTACCAGAAATTACTAGACCAAACATGAAAAGAACACGAAGGTTTTTGGTCAACGACTCTATTGAAGGTTGGGCAGATGCTGTAAAGGCATTGGTTCGTTCCTATTTCAATGGAGGTTCTAGACTTAGATTTGATTATACAGACATCCGTCCAAAAGGCGCGGCACTCGTAACATCGGGAGGCAAAGCACCTGGACCACAACCACTAAGAGAGTGTCTTGTGAAGTTGGAAGGTATGTTATCTGAAAAGGAGAGCGGTGACAAACTTTCTTCTATTGAAGTTCACGATATGGTTTGCCATATCGCAGACGCTGTACTTGCGGGAGGTATCCGCAGGGCAGCGCTTATATCGCTATTCTCAGCAGACGACGAGGAGATGATCTCTGCTAAGACTGGCAACTGGTGGGAGACAAACCCACAGAGAGGACGTGCAAACAACTCAGTTGTATTATTGAGACACAAGATTGATAAAGAATATTTTATGAATTTGTGGGACCGAGTCAAAGCATCAGGGGCAGGAGAACCTGGGTTTTACTTCTCCAATGATAAGGACTGGGGCACTAACCCTTGCTGTGAAATAGGTCTCCGACCGTATCAGTTTTGTAATTTGACTGAGGTAAATGTATCTGATTTGGAAGGGCAGGAGGACTTGGAGAGCAGAGTCCGCGCTGCTAGTTTTATCGGAACACTTCAGGCGAGTTACACTGATTTTCATTATCTTAGAGACGTATGGAGAAGAACAACAGAGAAAGATGCACTCATTGGCGTATCGATGACGGGTATTGCATCTGGCAAGGTTCTTCTTTTGGATATGAAGGCAGCTGCCGCTACTGTCAAGAAGGAGAATGCTAGAGTCGCAGAGTTGATTGGTGTAAAACCAGCAGCTAGAACAACATGTGTTAAACCAGCTGGTACCACAAGTCTTGCGCTTGGTACTTCCTCTGGTATTCATGCTTGGCACAATGATTTTTATGTTCGTCGTATTCGTGTTGGCAAGAATGAACCGATTTATTCTTACTTGGCGAAGAATCATCCTGAGTTGGTTGAAGACGAGTACTTTAGCCCACACAGTACGGCAGTTATCTCCATCCCTCAGCGAGCCCCAGAAGGTGCTATAATGAGAACAGAGTCTGCTCTTCAGTTGCTTAAGAGAGTAAAGCAGGTGACGGACGAATGGGTAAAGCCAGGTTTCCGAAAGGGTCAGAATACTCACAATATTTCTGCAACTGTGTCGATCAAGGACGCTGAGTGGGTCGACGTCGGTGAATGGATGTGGGAAAATAGGAACAGTTATAATGGACTGTCAGTGCTGCCATACGATGGTGGAACGTACACCCAGGCACCCTTCGAAGACTGCGCAGAGGAGACCTATGAAGCGATGATGGCATCCCTCACTAAGGTTGACCTCTCAAAGGTTGTTGAAGAGGAAGACAATACAGATCTGCAGGGCGAAATTGCCTGCGCTGGCGGAGCTTGTGAAATTAAGTTTGTTTGACTCCTGCTTGTCTCAAACACTTCACACAAATGGCACAACAACATCTCTAACATAGAGTATACTTATCCAAGTTAAAAGGAGTTTATAGAAATGTTAGAGATGATTTTGCCCCTTGTTGGGATCACCCTTGCTGGCACAGCGGTTATGAGTAACGATGCCGTTCAAACCTTGGGAACGTTTATGGTGTCGAATAAGAAGACGCCATGGTGGAAACTGTGGGCAGCTGCCTCATCAGTGCTTGTTGCGACTGTTTTGTACAGTTGGTTTGCATATGGAGGAGACATATCCTTCGGACGCCTAGAGAAGATACCTTTCGTAACAGTTGAGTGGTACCATGCATTAGCACCAGGTGTTTTACTGTTGCTGACAAGATATGGCATTCCAGTCTCTACGACATTCTTGGTGTTATCCGCCTTTGCTAGTACTGTTGTTTTTGAGAAGATGTTGGTTAAGAGTGTCCTTGGATATGCCATAGCAGCAACTGTAGCTTACGGGTTTTGGATGATTCTGTCCAAATACTTAGACGAAAAGAAGAAGGTTAAACCAGACCATGAACGTGCCTGGCGCATCGCCCAGTGGGGTACAACGGGATTCTTATGGTTCACTTGGCTAAGTCATGACCTCGCGAACATAGCAGTGTTCGCACCAAGACAGATGAGCGTAGAGTTCTTGTCAGGCGTGCTTGTGTTATTGGTGTCTGTGTTGGGGTATGTCTTTTATACCAAGGGTGGCAAGATACAGCAGATAGTAATTGAGAAATCCTCTACGTCTTATGTGCGCTCGGCCACAATCATCGATGCGGTTTATGCTTTTATCTTACTGTACCTAAAGCAGATGAACAACATTCCCATGAGCACAACGTGGGTGTTTGTAGGGTTGCTTTGTGGTCGTGAACTCGCCATTGCAACGAGAATGGATAGAAAGGTGAAAAAGGTCTTTCCTCTTGTCGCCAAGGACTTCATGAAGATGATGTTGGGACTGTCCGTTTCGATCATTATTGTGTTACTGGTTCAGGAGGTGTCGTGAACGATGGCAAGGTTACTGTTGTTGCAAGCGGCCATCATCTACGTATGGTACATGTTTCCGCCCCTTCAATCTTAAATAATTTTATTTCATTTTGTTTGAAAAAACACTTGCATTAATTGATATAATTTAGTATTATTATTCTACCAATGGAAAGGAGTTACTATGTTTGGTGATAAAGAAGAAGATCATATGACAAAGGACGAGCACATCGTCAAATTTATTAAGGCATTTGTTGCCATTGAAGAGGAGATGCAACCTCTCAAGGAGCATCTGAAAGACCTAAGATCCAGTTATGCTGAGAACGATTGGTTGACCAAAGAAGACATGCGTATGGCGGTCAAGGTATATCGAATGTTAAAGCAAGGTGATGACCTTGAGATGATTACCGATTACTTTAACCACCTAAAGCAAAACTTCGGAGGCGCCGATGACTGATTTGATGATGCTGAAACCTGTCAACAGACACATTGCAATTGTGCCACACTACAAGGAAGAGAAGACGGACACTGGTGTAATTTTACCAGATGATTTCAAGCAAGAAGAGTCCAGGTTCATCAAGGCAACCGTAGTGGATGTTGCTTCTGATTGTAAGAAGGACTTTCATGAGTTGAAGTTTAACAGAATCGGACCGAAAGAGATTGTTGTTGACAAGTCTATGATTGAGGAAGTTGAAGCAGGTGGTAGAACACACTACATGATTTTAGAAAACTATGTAGTTGGGATCTACAGGAGGCCGAATGAGAATTGAACTATATGGAGACGATATAGGTGCGGTTGAATACATTTCACATATGGGTTCAGATTTGTCGGTTGTTAATGCAGCGCGGGTCTCTTTTGGGTCGGAAAAGGAAGAAGTAGATGAGAAGGACATCAAACTCATCAATTATCTTATGTCCCATAATCATTCTTCTCCTTTTGAGCACTGCACTGTTACTTTTAGGTTCACGGTACCTTTGTTTATTCGTAGTCAGCATCATCGACACCGCACTTGGGCATACAATGAGATATCTAGAAGGTATACTGCTGTAGATATGGAGTTCTATGAACCTAGAGAATTTAGAACCCAGCACGAAAGTAATAGACAGGCGAGTAAGGATAAATTAACAAATCCAATACTGGAATACAACAGGTCAGGATTTCCAGTTTCCGCTCTAGCGGCAGACTTGGTAAAATCTCATCACTCAGAGAGTCTGAAGTTGTTTGAAAGTCTGCTTGATGCGGGTGTCTGCAGGGAACAGGCCAGAGGTATCCTCCCTCAGAATTTATACACCAAATATTATGGAACTGTTAATTTACACAACCTTCTTAAGTTTGTGCAGCTGCGCTCACATGAGGGCGCCCAGTGGGAGATCCAACAGGTTGCCGAGGCATGCCTGGAGATTGTAGAGGGTCTGTTCCCACACTCAGTACAATCATTTATATTGAATAAGATGGAGGAGAGATAATGCCAGTCTCAATGCTAGCACTCTGTGCAATTATCGGCAGCAGTTTTGGACTTACAGATTCTTCATCACGCAGAGCGTGCTCTTATGTTCCAACAATAATTGCAGAAGCAGAAAAGAATGACATTGAACCATCTCTCTTGGCGGCCGTAATTATGGCCGAGAGTTCGTTTGTACCGTGGGTCACTTCGCCAGCGGGAGCATGCGGACTCACTCAGGTAATACCTAGATGGACAGGTGGACCAGAAACCAAAAATAGGAAATACACTTGCGAACAGTTGAAGAACCCGAAAGTGTCAATAAAAGTAGGCGCCCAAATCTTATCTTACAATATAAGGGTTTATGCCAAGGGTAATGTAAACAAGGGGTTGTGCTTTTATAGTACTGGCACGATCTGCTTGCGCTGGAAGAATTCTTATGATAGAATGCATTATATTAAGATTGTGAAGAAATATAAATCTATCTTAGATGAAGATGGATGTTGAGATAGGGAGCGTACGAGGAGGTACCATGAAGACAAGAAGTATTTTTATATTCTATGGCGTTTTTGCCTTGGGTTTGTTTGGGGTTTATCAGTATAAAGGGGCAGAGCGTCAAGAGAGCGCGAGAGAAGCAAAGATTCAATCTCAAGCACTCAATGAAAGTATAGATCGTATAATTGAAAAATCAGATACTGTACTGAGGATTCTGGAATCGACGCAAGCAGATCTCGAAGAAACTTCAAAAGATCTAAATGAAGTAAAGGGAATCCTTAAGTTGAGAAACAAAAATGAAAAGTAGAATTTTGTTCTGTATGCTATTTGTTGTTGCTTGTACAGACTCGACGCCCATCGGCACTGCACCAGCACCAGATGTACAAAGAATGGTGATTGTTGATTCCTCTGTTGACACTCAGATTGTTGAAATCCCAGATATCACTGTAGATGCTTGGGTGGACCCCTGTGCTAATCTTGCGAACACTGATGATTTATATTGCACCTGCAATCCGACTTGTTGCCAACGCCAAACTTGGTACTGTCCACCTACGGGAACAGAGATTCGGGCAAAATATGCAATCCTAGACATTTGTGGAGAAGATTTGATTCCCTGTGATAGAAACAGAGATCCAAACTGTCCACCAGCAGAGATTTTAGAGGAATCTGAATGTGTACACGCATTCGACTGTCCTCCTGGGATAAACGAAGACTTCACGATGTATTATGATTGTGAAATAGATGGCACCACAGGTAGACAGGAAGTTAAATGTGACAAGGGCAGACTTTACTACGGAGAGTGTATTACTTGTTTTGAAGAGGAAGAGGTTTGTGACAACCAGGATAACGACTGCGATGGCAATGTTGATGAAAACCAGTTAAATGCCTGCGGTGGTTGTGGACAGGTTCCAGAAGACATTTGCGACGGACTTGATAATGATTGCGACGGTTCAGCTGACGAACAACTTATTAGAGAGTGTTCAACTACTTGTAACTCAGGTTTAGAGATATGTGCAAACGGCAACTGGATAGGTTGCACTGCTCAAAGACCTGCACCTGAAGCCTGCGATGGCGAGGATAATGACTGTGATAATCTAGTTGACGAAGGTTTGAACTGCCAATGCCCACCAGAGTCAGTGGGCGCGCTCGTGCCCTGCATGGAACCTCCCTTAACTTGTGGTATGGGGTTTAAGACTTGCGAGTGTATTAATGAGGAGTGCCAAATCACTCAGATGACCGAGTGCTTTGCTCTTTGCCATTGGGTTCCTGAGTTAGAACCTGGTGAGGAGTGCGATCAGTTTGCAGGAGTTGCCATAAACCCTGAGATGTGCAACGACTTCGATGAAGACTGTGATAGTTTGATAGATGAACAGCTTGTTAGAGATTGCTACACTGGGCCTGAAGGTACCTTGAATGTGGGAATCTGCGAAATGGGAGAGCAGTCTTGTAACAGAGGGCAGTGGTATGGAGACCACCCAACACAAGGTCAAGTCGTTGACTTTTGTGGAGGTGAAACTTTACCACAGGAGGAAATCTGCAATGGTGCTGACGATGACTGTGACGGTATCGTAGACTACGGAGAGGAAATTCCAGAGACAGATATTTTATTTTTAGTAGACTGGTCTGGTTCCATGGAGAACTATATCAATGCAGTGAGGATGGCAATGAATAGATTTGCTCAGAATTTTGCAGCAGAGGATAAATTGAAGTGGGGACTAATCGTTGGACCTAAAGGAGCCCCTACTCCTACTGGCACGCAAGAGATGCTTATTATGGAGTCGAATATCACTGAGTTCGATCAGTTCCTAACAGCATTTTCCAATGTAGGGCAGTTCGACAACTCGACAGGCAACGAGCAATTTAAGGATGCCATTTTACTCGCTCTGCAAAACATCTCTGGCAATGTTAACTATAACTTTGCTCAAGCAACTTGGGCCAATAGAATGGGTTCAATCCCAGAATTAAAATTCTTCAAGGTGAACTGGAGACCAAACGCAGATAGGATTATTGTCTTATTTAGTGATGAATATGCACAGTCCTACTTGGTTCCAACTGTCACTGCAACTCAAGTCTTGGAAGCACTTGAATCTACTCCGAACTTAAAGTTTTATGCTTTCGCAGAAAGGCGCTCTCGTGTTTGGAACGACTATGTGACAAGTGGCAATGGAACTATTTTTGAACTATCTCGCAACCAACAGCAAATGTATGATGACTTAATGTCTATCTTGGATGACATTTGTTTGGGATCATCTGAGCAGGAGGCAACGTATGTAACACCTTCAGGGTTCATGAACGTCTCTGGGATTGTAATAGATGAATCATATGGTTCCAGGTATGATTTTGCCATGGGTATGTGCTATTGATACTCGATGAGGTTATAGTCGGACAGGATGTCTGCGCTCTCATGAAGTCTTATACTGAAGAGGTGCCGATAATCCTGCCCCGACATCAACTACCCACCGTCGATCTCAAATTTGCCAAACAGATAAAGGTGGGGCAGCTGACCACTACAAGACATTCAGAGGCATGGTCTATGCTTAAATTCTTGTGTGGGATGAAGGGATTGATTGTTAATCCATTTGATTTGGAATATGTGAGAATAGAGGAAAACATACTTAAAATTAGAGGAACTGACATTCAGTTTCAAAAGTGTCACATCTTTCCAGACAGTGCAATCAAAGTAGATCTGGAAGTATTGGCAACAGAGGGTCGAGATTCTTATAAAATTATCGATTTTATGAGGTTGAAATTTTGTGATGCATCTAATTTAGTTCCCGTTTTTCCAAATGGCAGTTTTATTTCGAGGATCGAGTCCACGGGAAAGAAAGAGATTTTCTCTGTATCTTTCTTAACGAAAGAACAGTTGACAGACTTTGATTATTCTGATACAATGGTTAGGTTCATTACTCAGAAGTTGTTAATGGAACAGGGAGGAGTACACAGACCTTTAATCCACAAGGGTGGCACAGTAAGAAGGAAGCCCAAATTGGAAGTAATGGAAAGAATGGTTGTCTCAATGGAGGAGACAGTGTATAAGAGTACCAAGAAGATAAAGTTTTATGACAGAAAGAAACGAAGCAACATTATCGAAGCATATAGCAGGCATCATTCCAGTATCGAAGGTTGATTCTGATATAGATTTAGTACTCCACCCAGGCATGTTGCCGATTGCAAATAACTTTTATGCTATACAGAGAAGTATTGTAGAGTGTTCGTATGTTGGGTGCAAGACCATATGGGTAGTTTGTGATGAGTCTATTGCACCACTCCTTAAAAGTGTTTGCGGGGATTTTGTTCTCAATCTTGCTCAACATGAGAGAGCAAAGTTTGCTAACTTCCCCCAGGAGAACAGGACATCGGTACCAATATTTTATGTACCGATATCATACAAGAACATGAACAAAGATGGGATTGGTGTTTCAGTTATGGAAGGTGTTAATGCAAGTTTCACGATCAGTGACAAGATATCTAAATGGATAGTGCCATATAGATACTACGTGTCCATGCCCTACGGAGTGTATGACCCAAGGAACATAGAGGCTAGGGGGTTGATCAAGCAAAATGAATCTTTCTTTTATACACACAATGGGGAAAGCGCCTTAACTGGACATCATATGGGGTTTAGTTTTAGTGTAAGACAATTTAAGCACTGCTCTTACTTATTTAAAAGAATCGATGTAAAAAGTGATTATACACTTGACTTAGTTTTTGGTGATGATATAATGAGTGACAACAGTTGCTCAATTGAACTAGATACATATAAAGATATTTCGTCGTGGGAGGGATATCAGGATATGATGAGAGATCCCCTCAAAATTGGAACAGATTGGAGATACTGTTTCAGCGCGGCAATTAAAATGAAAGGAAACAGATGAGAAAGCAACCAGAGATACCATTTGTGGGACTACATGCCCACTCAGTAGCTGGGTCAATATTCGACGCACTCGGATACCCCCAGCAGCACATGGATTATGCCTACGATAACGGCATGGATGCCCTTGCTCTTACGGATCACGGTAATGCAAACGGTCTTGCTTACCAGGTCATTCACGCGAAGAAGATGATGTCCGAAGGAAAGGAGTTCAAACCAATATTCGGTTGTGAAGCATATTTCGTGCCAAGTGTTGCAAATTGGAAAGAGGATTACGAAAAAGCAAGACAAGAGGCAAAGAATAAAAAGTCTCTTGAGTCCACGCAGTCAGGCGCCACTGTCGAGAATGAAGCATCCAAGAAGAAGATGAAGTCCATCCTTAATAGGAGGAGTCATATGATCTTGTTGGCACAAAATCAGACAGGACTTCAGAATATTTATAAGATGATTTCCAAATCTTATTCGGGGGATTATTTTTATCGATTTCCTAGAATTGACTATGCCATGCTAAAGAAGCATAGCGAGGGTGTCATTGCAGCATCTGCCTGTCTTGGTGGGATTTATGCTGGGGACTTCTGGCAAAACAGAGATGAGGGGGAAGACGCAGTACTGGATGCTATGCGCAAGACAACGCAAAAGATGCAGTCTATCTTTGGTGACAGGTGGTATGGAGAATTGCAGTGGAATAATATCCCAGAACAACATAAGTTAAATCAATTCATCATCCAGATGCATTATGAGTTTGGCATTGATCTGATCTCCACAGCAGACTCTCATTACTATTCCCCAGAAGCGTGGAAAGACAGAGAGTTATATAAGAGGTTGGGATTTCTAGGTCGTAAGGTAGAGTGGTTGAGTGAAGAATTACCAATCGATGTTGAGGAGATAGGGTACGAGTTGTATCCTAAGAATGGCGACCAAATGTGGGAGAGTTATAAGAAGTATTCCGAAGAGTGTGGGGTGGAGTATAACGACAACTTGGTTCTGAACTCCATCACCAAGACACACGATATTGCTTACAACATGATTGAATCCTTCTTACCAGATAACACAGTAAGACTCCCAGACTTTGTTGTTCCCGATGGAAAGTCAGCTGGCCAGGCGCTCGCAGTACTGTGTATCGCAGGAGCAAAGGAGAAGGGATTTGCTGACAAGACAGAGTATATTGAACGCCTCAAGTATGAGGTCAACGTAATTGAAGACAGGGGTTTTAGCAAATACTTCTTGACGATGAAGAAGATAGCAGAAGAAGCGACGAGGATGCAACTTACAGGCGCAGGAAGAGGTTCTGCTGCGGGTTCTCTGGTCGCTTATGCCTTGGGTATCACACAGATAGATCCGATCCGTTACGGACTACAATTCGAGCGTTTTTTAACAAAAGGTGGGTCTGGATATCCTGATATCGACTATGATGTTTCTGACCCTATGGTACTCAAAGAACACCTAATTGATGAATGGGGTGACGATGTTGTTGTTCCTATCACAAACTGGAACACATTGCAGCTGCGATCACTTGTAAAAGATATCTCGAAGTTTTATAAGATTCCATTTGCTGAAGTGAATGCGGTAACCAACAAGATGGTTTACGAGGCAACTCCTCTTGCGAAGAAGGCACATGGTATCACTGCGGGTGTTTACAGTCCAACCTTTGAAGAACTTATGCAATACTCAGAGTCGCTACAAAAGTTTTTAAATAAATATCCAGAAGTTGAGACACATGTTAATGCATTGTATGGTCAGACTCGATCAGCATCTCGTCATGCTGGAGGTGTGGTGATTGGAGAGAATTTAAATGAATGGATGCCACTCATTAACTCTGGAGGTGTTCGACAAACACCATGGTCAGAAGGTCAAAACGTTCGACACCTAGAGACGATGGGGTTTATCAAGTTTGATATCTTGGGTCTCGCCTCGTTGCGTATGATTGAAGATGCAATCAGGCATATACTAGTTAGGTATGAGGGTGTTAGTGATCCTACGTTTGAGGACATTAAGACTTTCTATGAAACTAAGTTACATCCAGAGAAGATTAATTTGGATGACGAGGAGGTTTGGAAGAATGTCTTTCATGAGGGAAAATGGGCAGGAATATTCCAATTTACAGAGAATGGGGCACAGGACTTCTGCAAGAATGGTCGCCCGAATAATATTACGGACCTTGCCGCCATTACTTCTATTTATCGCCCTGGACCGCTGTCTGCGGGTGTGGATAAGATGTACATCGGCGCTAAAGAAAATCCTGAAGAGGTAGAGTATCTCAATCAATATGTAAGAGATGTCACCGAAGAGACCTATGGGTTCCTGATTTTTCAGGAGCAGATTGCTATGCTTGCTCACAAATTGGGCAAGAACTTGTCACTCGATGAGGGTAATAAGTTGCGCAAGTTGCTCACAAAGAAAGGTACAGGCGCCCCACAGGTAGAGATGGATAAGATCTACGATAAGTTTAGGCGAGGTTGCCTAGAGAAAGGAATGAAACAACATGAAGCGAAGGAGTTGTGGGACAAGTTCAAGTATTTTTCTGGTTACGGTTTTAATAAATCTCATGCTGTCTCCTATTGCGTGCTTTCTTTTCAATGTGCTTATCTTCTTAATTATTATCCAGAGTGCTGGTTAGCTGCCTTCTTGGACAAGGAACCTGATAAGCGCAAGGAGCGCGCAATCAACGTTGCAAAATCTTATGGGTATAAGATTGAACCACTTAATGTGAATACTTCTGGTGTCAGGTGGGAGATCAGTGAAGATGGCAAGACATTGATTCAACCACTCTCTTCCATAAAGGGATTGGGTATGACCGCTATTCAGCAGATAATAGACAACAGACCCTTCAATAAGATTGAGGAGTTCCTGTTCAATGATAATATTATCTATTCAAAATTAAACAAGAAGGCGGTCTCTGCACTCTGTTTGAGTCAGGCACTGAACTGTTTGATGGATGAGAGGTTTTCGGGAATGAAACACTTCTGGTCTGCAGTTGCAGTTGAGCGCCCACGCAAAGAGAAAAACCTAGAAGACAACATTGAGAAGTTTGAACCAGAGGGGGACTTCACAGATGAGGAGAAGTTACAGTATCTAGTGGATCTAGTTGGGATCTTTCCCATGAGCACGGTCATGAATGAGCAGCTGCAGAGCAAGATAGACGAGTTGATGATACCACCCATTTCAGAGTTCGATGCGGAACTCCAGGTTTGTTGGTTTATTCCAAGAGAAGTCTTGCAAAAGAAAACAAAAAATGGTAAATTGTTTTATGTAGTTAAGGTGATCGATTCCAACTCTGAGGAGAATACAATCAAGTGTTGGGGTGTCGACCCAAACAAGGATAAGGTTTATGTGAACAGACCCTACATGGCACGCCTTCACTGGGATGCACAGTGGGGTTTCAGCACTAGATCAGTTAGAAAAACTTTTAGAATGTTAGCATAGGAGGAAACACAATGGCTAAATTAACAGGATTCGCTGCCAAGATGATGGCAGACCAATACAAACAGGCATTAACCAGTAAAGGTTATGCATTTTTTGAGAACGGAGACCTCAACTTGAACATCATTGGAGTTCGTAACGACTCTGGTGACGCATCAAAGTTTGATGACTCAATTAACGTTATCTATAAAGTGGACGGAGAGTGGGTGGCGGATGTATACCCAGTAACTACCGAACCAGGTACTTCTATTTTGAGATGGCCATTAAAGGCAGTAGCGCACAAGGGTACTGCAATTTTGGTTCCTGGGCAATACAGGAGCACTTACAAGATCGACTGGCATGGTAATAGTCAAAAGGGGCATACCGCACTATGTCAAAGAGGCGGTAAGGTGAGCGTATGGAGAGACAACAACAGAGATACAACTCCAGACTATCACGGACCAGAAGACGAGGGTTGGTACGGTATTAACATTCATAAGCACCGTGGTTCGGATGCACGAGTTAACACTGGCGGTGTATCAGCAGGTTGTCAAGTGTTCCAAAGTAGTGTGGACTTTGCAGAGTTTATGGAGACATGCGAGGACGCATCTGATAAGTATGGAAACAAATTTACTTATACACTCTTAGAGGAGAGGGACTTGAGTGGAGGCACCTGCGAAGCATGACAGAAAAGAAGAGAACTATATTTTGTGATATTGATGGCACCATCTTTAAATATCGTAAGTTTGAAGAACTGAAGACGACAAAACCAGAACTTACACCTGGCGCGTTGGAAAAATTAAAGACTTGGAAGAGGGAAGGGTGCATGATTATCTTCACTACTGCAAGACCTGAAGAATACAGAAACCATACAGTAAAGGAGTTGTTGTTGAATGATGTCCCGTGGGATAAGTTGATCATGGGCATTGAACGCGGCGCAAGATATTTGATAAATGATATGGACCCCAGTAAACCTCGTTATGCTAGATCCATAGCGTTCAGCATCAGAAGGGATGAGGGGTTGAAGAGAGTGGTGGTAGGACCATCTGAGGAGATTTTGAGATGAAAGAATTTGTTAGAGTTTACAAGACAAGACCAACGGCACAGGTTCCAGTGCGCGCACACAAGACTGACGCAGGAATGGACTTCTTCTTCTGTCCAATGGACAATGCAATACAACGATTGAAACCAGGTAAGAGTTGTCTGTTGGAGACTGGCGTGAAGGTGGAGGTACCACCAGGGTGTATGCTTCAGATCATGAACAAGTCGGGCATCGCTACAAAGACACAGTTGATCACGGGTGCTTGCGTCGTGGACGAAGGGTATGATGGAGAGATCTTCGTAAACCTCCAGAACATAGGTAAGGACATTCAATATATCGAACCTGGTCAAAAAATCGCCCAGGGAGTTTTTGTGAGAATTGAAAAACCAGAACTATGGGAGATCGAGGAGGATAGTGTCTATGGAAGTAAGACATCAAGAGGTGGTGGCGGTTTCGGGTCTACGGGCGTATGAGTGCTACAAGAAAACTAAAGAGAGCGAGAAAGAAGCAAGCAGAAAAAGATATGCAAGTGAAAGTTGGATTATTTGACAAATTACCAGATCATTGCTTGACTTGTCTCGCTCCCTATGATAGGATGAATAAAGAACAAGTAAGAACGTGGAATGTTGTGGTCAGGGAGAAAGAGGGTCGAGTAAACCTTTATTGTCCAGATTGCTGGTCCAAGGCAACGAATCTCCTTGATGAGATAGGAAAAGAATTAAATGAAAAGACAAACACATAGTTTTGATGACGTTTTATTAGTGCCTCAATTTAGCGACGTGGAGTCGAGATCGGAAATTGACCTCACCCGCCAGCTGGGGAATAGGACGTATTACTTGCCAATCATATCAAGTCCGATGGATACGGTAACTGGGTTGCGAATGGCAAGCACCTTTGGAGAGTTGGGCGCCCTTGCAATAACACACAGATATTGCACTAAAGAAGAGCAAATTCAGATGACCCCTTCTAACGCGGCCGCCGCCATTGGTGTTTCTGGTGATTTCATGGATAGGGTCAAGTCTCTTAATGATGTGGGTGTTTCGACTTTCTGTTTAGACGTCGCCCACGGACATCACGTTTTGGTTGAGAGGGCCCTGAAAACAATTAAAGATAAGTATGGTGAGGAAGTTAATGTCATCGCTGGTAACGTCGCCACACCGAAGGCATACGTTGCCCTCTCGGAGTGGGGCGCAGATGCAGTAAGGATTGGAATTGGTGGTGGATCAATCTGCTCAACCAGGGTCCAGACTGGTCATGGTGTCCCAACTTTTGAATCGGTGTTGACTTGTAGTTATGAGGACGGCGCAGTGATTATTGCTGACGGCGGCATAAAGACTGCAGGCGATATAGTCAAGGCTCTTGCTGCAGGAGCAGACTTTGTGATGCTGGGGTCAATGTTAGCTGGCACAGACGAAAGTCCTGGAGAGACCTTTCAGAGTACTGATGGTAGTAAATATAAGGTCTATAGGGGAATGGCATCAGTGGAAGCACAGCAGGATTGGCGCGGATCTGCCAGGTCTCTTGAGGGTATTTCCACTACGATTCCATATAAGGGGTCGGTTGTGGGGATAGTTGAAAGTTTAACGCAGAATGTAAGATCAGGTCTTTCGTACTCTGGAGCAAGGAACATAACCCAACTTCAGGCCAAGGCAGAGTTTATTATTCAGTCGAATGCTTCTCAGATAGAGAGCAGTACACATATACTTAGGAGGAACTAGTGTGGACGAAGTTTGTACGATCGAACATAATTGGGATCTGGTAGCTACCGCAATAGGTACTTCGCTGATCTTCGCGGCAATAGTTGCTACGCTCTTTTGTTTGCAAGACTTTATTCGATACATTAGGGAGAGGTATTTCGATTGAGATATTTGTTGTTGATAGTGGTACTTGGTTGTGGTGACAATTCCACAGTAGAGGAACCAGTTACTAGATCTCTCGGTATACAGGTTTGTTACAACCCGTCTTCCGTATGGCATCTATCGGAGTGCAACGCGAATTGTACTTTGAGGGACTATACGGGAACGGCTATGTGCTTTGCGATAAGCGAAACAATCTGTCAAAACCCTGACCAGGAGCATGTCAGGAGAGCGTGTGGGTTATATCGTGGGTTATTATAGGTACGGACAGGAAGAAAAAAAGATAACTTTCGCAGACACAGACAAGAGGCATGCGGAGTTGAGACTTAAGTTAAGGAGGGATGGCATAAGTCAGGTCGACTTCTTTAAGTCTATGGTTACAGGGTACATCAACAATGATCCAAACATTTTGATGTACATTACAAAAGTAAAACAGGAGAAGAACAAAATTGGAAAAAAGAAAATTGAGAGACAAAACAAAGACATTGAACAAGGCAATCAAACCCTGCGAGATCTGGGAATCACCGATCAGGATATTGACTTTGTCTTTGATTTGATTGAAAGAGGAGAAGATGACGCCGAATGAGTTGTTTACCAGAATGCGCCAAGAAATGCAAGCTATCGGAGATTGGATGCCCCAACACCGACTGCAGACAATGGATAGACTACGAACAGGAGAACAACTGTTGTTTGATTTCGATAGAAGAAAAGGGCAAGGACGGATCCGACAAGGGTTTGACTCTGCATGAGTGTGCAGAACGACTGCAGATAAACTATTTAAAGGTGAGGCAGATAGAAATTAATGCACTAAGGAAACTATCTAACAAGAAAGAGACGCAGGATTTACTGGAGGATTTGAAGGATGAATTTTAATCTCCTTTTTGTAAGTTTCGACTCTATTTATTAATGTTAACAAAAAACACTATTTTCATAAGGAGAATGACATGTCAAATGAAAACAAGAAAGCACTCTTAAACGAGGCAACAACCAAGAGGTTCTGGAAACTAGCAGGACTTAAACCAATTCACGAAAAGGCATTTGTCTTTGGTGAGGAAGAAGAGATCGAAGAGGCAACGGAAGAACTAGAGGAAGAGACCGTTGAAGAAGAGATCGAAGAGGCAACGGAAGAACTAGAGGAAGAGACCGTTGAAGAGGGTGGACTAGACTATGCAGCTGAGGATGATATGGCTGCTGAAGAACCAGCACCAGAAGATCCAGGACTCGAAGACGATTTAGGTGCTGAAGAAGGTCCAGAAGAAGGACAGGATGTTGAGGTTGATATCCCAGAAGGTGATGTTGCTTCTTTACAGACTGCTCGCGATATTCTCGACCAGATTTTGTCTGCAGTAGGTGGCGCTGAAGAGGGATTGGGCGATGAAGAAGAGCCTGCTCTTGATGAACCAGCAGCTGAAGAGGAACCACTCGACGACGAAGAGGCACCACTTCAGGAAGTAGATCAGGAAGAACTCGAAGAGATCGCAGAGCGCATCGCAAGCAGAGTTGCAAAGCGAATCTCTGAATCACTTGTTAAAAAAAGCAAGTAATCTGATTTTTGACTTGACCCCACCATAAGGACTTGGTACTATAAGACCATGGAAATAACCTATTCATTATTTTGGTTCGTAACTGGAGCAGTGCTCACAAGAGCACTCTCCAGGTTTATGCACGCAAAGGAACAGCGAGACATGATTGTGAAGATCATGGCACAGTTCCTGTTGATTTCACAAGATTTCAAAGAACAACTTAGGATTGCATTCGAGATGAAGAAAGGACATCTTGAAGAATCGGGACTTTCAAAAGAAGAGATCTCAAAACTTTGTGCGAATGAAGAAGAGGTCGTACGGAAGTGGGATCTTGTATGCACAGCGATTATATTGAGAGGTGCACCAAAGAGTTATATAAAGTACTTTCAGGAAACAGATTTTAAAGATTTTAAACAGTAGGAGTGAGCATGGATATCGTTGCTTGGAGAGAAGTTAGGAACGACGACAAGACCGTCGTATGTAGAATACAATTAAGATATAAGGATGGTCGAAAGGTCAAGACTTTGTTAAGGGAGTTGGGTGAGTGGAATGAATGTTCTACGGGATTTAGTCCAAAGCGAAAGGAATCGATCCTTATTTTGCAAAGAGAGTTTCAGAATGATAATAAGTGGAAGTCGTTCTTAAGAACTTTCCCGTTCAGAATTGTCGAAAAAACGCCAACAAACAAGGAGAGAGTTTACAATGCCAAGAAAGTTATCTAAGAAGGTCGAAGCACCAGAGGGATTGATAAACAATAGTTTTGGAGAATTCGTAGTGCCGAGAAAATCTTCCAAAAAGAAGAAAAAGAAGAAAGAAGAGACCCTTGAAGAATTGGCAAATGATTTTGCCGATGAAATCATTGATTCTGGAAAGCAACCGATATACATCGTCAATAACATTGCAGGTAAGGACGATAAGGACGATATACGAGCAATCAATTGTTATGGGGACATCTCAGAACGAATGGCGGCCGAGGTTGTCCAGGCAATGCTTTACTTTGATCACACCAAGACATCGGTTGTGGAGATTGAAGATGGTAGTATGGTTGAGGTGAAGAAGCCTTTCAAGTTGTACATCTCCACTCATGGAGGTATTGTATCTGATATGTTTTCTATCATTGATATTATGAGTACAATCAAGCAAGATTGTGACATCGAAACGATTGGTATCGGTAAAGTAATGTCAGCAGGGGTATTGATCCTTGCCAGCGGTACAAAGGGGCGAAGAAAGATCGGCAAGAACTGCAGAGTGATGCTTCATAGTGTCATTAGTGGACATCACGGTTCGTTTCCCAATATTGAGAATGAGATGAAGGAAACCAAAGAGTTACAAAACATGTATTTTGATTACCTCTGTTCATGTACGAAACTAACCAGGAACAAGATTAAAAAGTTACTTTTAAACAACGTTGATGCCTATTTATCTGCAGAGGAAGCGATCAAATACGGGATCGCAGATGATTATCTATGAGTGATTTAGATCTTTTAGTTGAGTTGTTCGCCAAAGTTGGAAAACCTATTTCGGAGAACAAGGAAGAACCAGCAACAATAGAGTATCAACCAATTGTTATGGACTTCAACTGGATGAATGATGCATCAGACGCAACCAAACCAGAAAGTTTAAAAAGACTTCAGACAGCTGTCGCAAACGTTGTTCCTGGAAGCATTGCAGAGTTGAGTAGTTTTATTCAGCGAATGAACCAGTTCTTAACTGAAGAGATAGATATCAACGATCATGTAGCATCTATCGCTAAGGTTGATGTCTTACGCACTTTGCACAATCTGTTGTCCGCACCAAATCAATCAGCCAAAGGGTATCAGTTTGAGCACCTTCTGGCTGAGATCTTCGGTGGTAAGGTAATCCAGAGCACTGCGACTAACTTGGCCGATGTGGACTTCCCAGGAATGCCCGTGTCACTTAAATTTATCAAACCAGGATCGAATGTACAAGGATCTTACAAGAACTTGCGTACACATCTCCAGTCGGATGGATATTTGACCTACATTGTTGGCGAAAAGTTCCCAGAAGACCAGAAGATTAGGTTCTATAGATTTGTCATAAATATAGATGCATATAACAAGATGGAATCTTCATTGTCCCGAAACAAGAAGAATCGGTTGGTCAAGGGCGGCACGTTTGTGTTAAAACCCGACGAACTAAAGGATTCAATATATGAATTTAAGGACATAGGAACATTGGACTTATCGAATGCTGTTGATTATACAGAAAAACTCTTTCAAGCACTTGATTCAAAATTTAAGAATCTCTTTTCAACGCTGCAGGAACTCGTTACTGCTGCGGAGAGGTTTAAGACTGACGCATCGATCCAAGGAAAGAAAGAGACGTCCGCTCAAAAATCCAAGACAATAAAGAAGACTGTCAAAACAAAGGCCGCTGCCGAAAAAATCTAACAAACCACTTGACATCTAGTGTATACTTGATTATAATATAACCATACAAAGTGAGGTGAAATGAAACAATATTCTGATGGTAAGGAACTTCACAAGCAGTTGCTTGAGGGGGTCAATAAACTTGCCGATAATGTAGCATCAACATATGGACCGAAGGGTCGTAATGTTATTTTAAGGAAGAAAGATGGAAGACCAATCATTACAAAGGATGGAGTTACTGTTGCGAGGTTTGTCAATCTCGAAGATCCGTTCCAGAATGCAGCAGTTGAGATTGTCAAGCAGGCATCTGAAAAGACAAACTCGGACGCAGGAGACGGCACAACTACATCAACCATCTTAGCGAGAGCGATTTTCTCTAAGTCCCTGGAATTAATTGAAAAAGGGTTAAGTCCAGTTGAGGTGAAGCGAGGGTTGGACAAGGTTTGTGAACTTGTTTGCAACAAGATTACTGAAGCGTCTAGACCAATTTCTAGCACAGATGATGTAGCTTTTGTTGCTAAGATTTCTGCTAATAATGACCAGGTAATCGGTGATCTTATTGCCACTGCAGTGGACAAGGTTGGTAAGGGTGGATCGGTCACAATTGAGGACGGGAGATCCACTGAAACAACTCTTGATTTAGTTGAGGGTTTTAGGTTTCAATCAGGCTACTTATCTAACTATTTTGTAACGGATGAAAGAAGAAATGTTTGTAGATATGAGAATGCTTTACTTTTCTTGTGTGACGCACAGGTTGACCAAATTCAATCTATTTTACCAGTATTGGAAATTGCCGCAAGAGAACAAAAACCGATAGTATTTGTGTGTGATGACCTTGAAGGTCAGGCCCTATCAGCACTAATTATGAACTCTGTCAGGGGATCAATGAAGGTTGCTGCTGTAAAATCTCCCAAGTACGGTGAAGAACGTCGAGCAGTAATGGAGGACCTTGCCGTCGCCACAGGCGCCAAGTACTTTAGAACTATGCTAGGCGATGACCTCAAGGGGGTTACTATCAATGATTTGGGGACATGCCAAACTGTAGAGATCTCCAAGTATGGAACGATTATCGTTGGTGGCGGTGGTGATTATGTTGACCTTCTGTCTAGGGTTGAGGACCTCAAGGTTCAGGTTAAAGAAGCAGAATCTCTTCATGACGCTGAGTCCATCCAAGACAGGATCACGAGGTTGTCCAGTGGTGTCGCTGTTATTAGGGTCGGCGCCGCAACGGAGATTGAGATGACCGAGAAGAAGCATCGCATAGAAGATGCCCTAGAAGCGGTCAGATCTGCCCAACAAGACGGTGTTGTGCCAGGTGGAGGGTTGACACTATATAGGTTGTCAAACACGATTGAGAAGGACGTTAAGGTCCTGGATCTCACAAAAGAGCAATCATTTGCAGCAGACATATTCTTGAACGTTTTGCAATCTCCGATAGCAACGATGGCCGACAATGCAGGGTATGACTACGATCAGATTAGTAATCTCATAAAGAAGGAAAAAGAGAACATTGGGTTTAACTTTCTAACGGGAGATGTGGTAGATATGTATGAGGCAGGAATCATTGATCCAGCAAAAGTTACAAAGAATGCTTTGATTAATGCTGTCTCGGCAGCTGGGACATTGTTAACAACAAATTTTGCAATTATAGAAGATTGATTGCCCTTGTCGCAACTAGTTATTGTGTGGATGAAGTCCAGGAGGGTTAATAAATGTCAGAAGATCTTGATAGGAACTTGGTGTTAGAGTTGACTAGAAAACTAGATAAGTTATGTTTAGCAATTGAGACAGTTAAGGATCGACAGGATGAGATGATGGAGAATGTCGGCAAGATCAAAGAAGCCGTATACAACCCAGATGAGGGACTCTACGCACGCATCAGGGCGCTTGAGTCCTGGAGAGATACATCTTCCAAGGTTATCTGGACTTTGTTTACGGCCGTCGTGGGTCTTGCAAGTGCATTGCTTATTAAAGTTTTGTAATAACACGGAGAAATAATGAAGGTAAAAGTATCTTATACGATCGATTTGGAAGAAATACCAAATAAGATTAAAGAAATTGTGAAAAAGAACGAAGATTTGATATCACAAATCAAAGAGATAACGCAGGAAATCCACGCAGGTGATCTGGGAGTTAAGTCCCTGAACGACCTGGGTAGAATGAGGCAGTTATCTGCGGACCTTTCCGAATCGTACGCTGATTGTGAGTCTATCTTGAGTGGGTTCATGAAAGCCATGTTTGTGGAACCAAAAAGGGAGGCACCTAGCGATGATGATAACGCTTGATGTACTGTCGAGAGATTCTGCATTTAATAATGGATTGGTTAGGGACGTGTTCAGCACAACACCAATGTCGATTAATACAAACTCTATTATCTCGGTGAGTCCTTCTCATCAGAACATCCAGGAAGTTAATGGTAACACCGCAGACGACCTTAAGTTTACAGAAGTTGTATATTCTATGGGATCATCTGTAGCAAGAATTACAGTCCTGGGAGAATACGCACAGGTATTGAAGTCTATGAAGGACACCAGGAGACTTCTCAATGGCTAGGGGGACAAGTTATTTAGTTTATGGGCGATCCTCTTGTCCGTACTGTATAGAGGCTGTGCATCTCCTGGATTTTGCTGGTATAGAATATGATTTTTTTGACCTAGAGGACGATCGAGAGTTCCTAGAAGAAGCGAAGAAGTTTTATGACCACCGCACGGTACCAATTGTCTTGCGCATCGACGGAGAAACTGGTATAGTTAAATTAGTTGGTGGTTGTGATGACCTGAAAGGCGAATTAAGTGATTAGTTGTGATTTAGAACCGATTTATGAACATGAAGGTATTAGGAAGTTTGCAAAAGGCAAGACTAAATTCGGTAGATACCATGGAAGTATGTTTTGGAATGTACCAGGGTTCGCATCGAAGAAGTGGGTAATTGCTGCGAGGATTAGGGTCGAGGACTCCATCCCGCCTTCGGTTACCGATGAAGATTTAATAGACGGGTGTATAGAATTTCTAAATGCCCCTCCCCCAAGAAGAAAGTTTCAGAGAAGAATTAGGAAACCAAAGTATGGAAGTCTAGAACTTCACAGTGCTAAGGTGATTAGAAAGCAAGAAGATATGTTTATCAGTGTATTGCTTATAACAGAAGAAAGAAACAGCAAACATTTTTGGGGTAAGGGTTTTGTCAGCGGGAGATAGTGATATCAAACTGAAGTTCAAACCTGATTCTCTGGAAGAATGGCGCAAATGGACTGTTGAGTGTTTGAGCTTCAGTAAGGAACTTTTGAGAGCAGCACATTGTGAGGACATGAACGTCTCAGAGACTGTTTATCAGGAGTTAAACAAGATCTGCGTCAACGCTTTTATATTTAGAAATTTCCTGGATGAACTGATAGAGGTTGTTGAGTTGAACGAAAATGGAGAACTTGAACTTCTAGAAGAAGAGATAGCAAACATTTGGAAATGTTTGTTGGCATTATCTGAGTCTAAGAAACTTTTAAAAGATGCATCGCTGAGTCTGGAAGTACACTGATGAAGATGTCGTTAGGTATCGTACTGGTTTTCGTTGGCCAGATCGTAGGGTGGTTTCAATTAAATTCTCAATATATCTCTGACTGGTGGAAAGACAAACCAATCACTGCAGCATTTGTGTTGGGTGTGCCGTGTTCACTTGCTTTTTGGTATTCTTGGAAGTTTATTGTCGATGAGACTGGTTCAGCATGGACAGCAAGATTTATAGGGTCTTCGGCAGGACTGATCATATTTCCTATACTGACTTGGTTTCTATTGGGAGAGTCGATGCTCACGCCCAAGACTATGGTCTGTTTCGGACTAGCGGTTTTAATAATTTTTATTCAACTTTACTATTGACATTCTATTGGGCAGTGCTTATAATATAGGTATGATTGAGTTGCTTCGGGACTTGATCATAAAATGTAACTTGCTTAATAAGGAGGAAATAACATGAACAACATAGCAATACATAGACCAGGACTTCTGGGTCACAAGTACTTAAGTGAAGTTTTAGATAATCTGTTTAGTGATCAACACTTTATGGATGGTGCGATTAAGCACACAACAAAGGGCTATCCCGTTGCCGACATTTATCGAGACGACGATGGTTCTACAATTCTGGAGTTTGCCCTAGCAGGGTTCAAGAAGAAAGAACTCACTATTGACATTCAGACTGATAAGCGGTCAATCACTATAACTGGTCAGGTAGACGAGAACAACGAGAAGCGCCAACGCATTGCCCGTAGGAACTTCACGAAAACGTACGTTAACTATGACGACAACCTTGATCTTGCTGCAGCACAAGCGCAGTTTGAGAACGGTTTGCTTTCAGTTAGAGTTCCGCAGCGCCCAGAGGTACAACCACTGTCAATCAAGATTGACTAAATACATAAGAGGGGCTTTTGCCCCTCTTTTACTTCCACCTTTGACTATTTAATGTAAGGTATTATTTATGAAAGAAGTTCAAGATTATTTTGACTCGCTCATCCAAGAAAGGCAGGATCGCTCCCGACAGACGGGCGTTTACCAGTTCTATATGATGTTAGGATACAAGTCCGAATCTGGCGGTGAGAGAGGATATAGAGGGTTGGAGGACATCGTTGCCGATATTCGAGCAATCCCTAGTATCACCGTTGTAACCATCATGGTAAAGAATCAGAAAATATCAGAAACAGATTACATAGCAGGGTTGAAGGTAAAGTTCATACCTAGTCTACCAGGAATGATCAGATCACCAGAGGATGCAAAATTAAAGATCCTCAGAATGATCAAACAAACAAAAGGCGTTCGCAAAATTTTTAAAGTTTCACAGGGATTTGAAAAGACAACAGTATGAACAGAGATCTTATCTTGAAGTATTTCGTGGAATATCTTAAAGAGAGGGTAGAGTTAAAACTACTATCACTTAATTTATATGAAGAAAGGAACCAAACAGACATTACATTGAAGATGCAGTACAATTCGGAAGAGAGAGAATTTTCTGGTAACGGAGTTGGTCTCGTCGACGCTGGATTTAATGCATTGGTCAATCACTTTGGTGAAACTTATAAGTCTTTGGACACAATAGGGTTGAGTGATTTATATTTTCAAGTAGATCATTCAGCTGGAAGGGAACTCTCATTAAAGTCTAAGACAATGATGAAGATTGAGTTCAGAAACGATATGAAGGACAGAACTTGTTTCAGTGAAAATACTACCTCCATGAGTTTCACGGGTGTTAGTGTGTTGGTCAAAGCCTTTCAGTTTTATATAAACTGTGAGTTGTTGTTTAAGAGGCTCAAGTTCCTAATCCAAGAAGCGGAAAGTAGGAGCAGACCAAACGTTGCTGCTAAGTATAAGTATGACCTTTCGAAAGTCGTGGAGGTGACTAACTATCAAACTATCGCCTAAAGTTCTTGAACAAACTTCCTTAATACTTTGGTCTCTAATATTGACTGCGGTAGTGTTTTGGTATAGGGATTACGATAGGCAAATTGAATATCAGCAGACAGAATGTTCTTGTAAATACTAGTTACTTATGTGGTACGAACCAGTAGAAAAGAACCGAAAGTGGGGGACCTTGTTCATCACTATATTTTTCCAAGACACGAGTGGATCGGTTTACTTCTTAGGATAGAGCAAAGAGGAGACGGTTATAGCGATAAGGCCCTTGTACGGATGGTCCCAGGAGTTAAGTATGAATCATATTTTACTAATCTAAGGAGGTCTGAAAACGGTCAAGGTTGGCTCTACAAAAAATGGTTGTGGGTTTACGACGGAGGTAAGACTGATGCTGAAATCATTAACGCCTATTTTCATAGAGAATAGTAGAGTCCCAGTTTGGTTGAGCAAGATTGCTCCAATTGAGATCGGAGCGATTAATCTTGGTATTTTTGTCTGGTGTCGCGGAGAAGTAGGCGAAACAACCAGGCGCCACGAGTGTATCCATTTTCAGCAGCAAATCGAGTGCTTTTTTGTCGGATTTCTAATTCTTTACGGATGGTACTGGATGAAGGGATACTTGAGACACGGCAACGGCAGGAAGGCGTATTATGACATTCCATTCGAAAGAGAATCATATGACTGCGAAGACGAGGAAGATTATCTCGAAAAGAGAAAGAGATATGCCTGGAATAATTATATTGGACGCCCCCTACCATAACATAAAAAAAAGATTGACTTCATAAAACATATCTGGTATAGTATATAAACAATAACAAACAAAGGAGAGGTAATAGTGGTACAAAAGAAGAGACACGTCGCTAAGGCGCTAACGTGGAGAATTGTAGGAACACTGGACACGTTCATATTATCGTGGATAATGACTGGTAGCATTGACTATGCAGCAATGTTTAGTGGCATAGAGATTTTGACCAAGACGGTCCTATACTATACTCATGAGAGGTTGTGGTACAAGACAAGGTTTGGTGTTGACAAATAATTGAGAGTCGGAGATTTGGTAAAATATACTCACTGGCACCATGATCCCTTGTTATCCCCCAAGGTGAAGCATGGTATAATACTCAAGGAGCCAAATGAGGTGGGCAAACTTCTAGTGCTCTTCGGTGAGCAGAGACTTTGGGTGTGGTCTGGGGATTTAAGTTTGGTGAGAGAATGAATGTTATGGAAGTAAACGATTGGTATGGTGTCATAACGATGGAGAACAGGCAATGGTATATTCTCGCGATAGTGGCCTTGTTTGTCCTTCAGGTTTATCTGTTCTGGAGAACGAGAGATTGATAGAAGAGAGGTACAATGTAAAACCAGGCGACATGATCATGACAGATATTGGTACAGGGCTGTTGATCAAAGAGACTAGGGCGTATTGGTTTTACTTGTTTAGGGACAGAGTAAATAGAATCAAGAAGGCGCAGTTTTGGCAAATGATTGACTGTGGTAATATGAGAATCAAATATGCTGAGAACAAGAAATATAGAAGAACACAGAAAAGATACAGAACCCTGGACATGCGAGGTATATCCACAACCAACATTGAGAGGGAACTGGATGAGTTTTTAAACTTTGTTTCATTCCCGTCGAGTGTAGTTTTTGGACCCAATTCTTCTGATAAGTTGAGCGCGGTCTTTAAGAAGTTGAATGAGATGGATTTAGAATACTATGAAGAGAAGGGGTTCTCTTCCGAATTAAGACCAGTTATAAGGATTGTTGGATGATTGAAGCGACAGTATATATTCTCAAGAATAATCATATCGAAGATAGGACTTCGACTTTTGACTGTAAGGCAAAAGATTTCGAAAATCACTTGACTTACATCTACGGAAAGGATAATATGGATAATGTAGAGTGGGACATATGGGAACCTCCAGAAGAGGAGGGATTGGAGGAGGTTGAACTAGAATCAGAGGTTGGAAAATACCTCAAGAAAAAAATGAAGAGAAAAAAAGATCTTAACCAAAACAATTAAAAGGAGTACATAAAATGGGTAAGAAGACAATAGCAAAGGAAGGTCGTGCAGTGCATGTTCACTACAAGGGAACCTTCGAGGACGGAACTGTTTTTGATAGTTCGTATGACCGTGGCGAGGCCATTGAGTTTACTGTGGGTGCAGGGCAGATGATCCCTGGATTTGACGCAGCTGTTAATGGGATGAAGGTTGGCGAAACGAAGACTGTTACACTTGAACCTGAACAGGCTTATGGTGAACATAATCCTGAAGGCATCCAATCTGTGCCAAAACAATCATTTCCAGAGAACTTTGAGTTTGAAGCGGGAGTGGTTATTGAAGGAAACGTACAGAATCAGCCAGTTCGTGGAGTGATTAATCAGGTTGAGGAGGAGTTTGTTGTGATTGATTTTAATCATCCTATGGCAGGCAAGAATCTCAACTTTGATATCGAATTAGTAGAGGTAAATTAGATCACCTTTTGAACCCCTGTCTGTACTAATTACTTAGTATGGACAGGGAGTTTAACAGAGGCGATGAGGTTTACTTAAGGGACTTTCCTCTAGGTAAACCAATTAATGTTTTTGGAAAAGTAGTTGGGTTTCTTCCCAATGATTATTACAATGTTTTATTGTTAAACGGGTTAAACGAGGGTAGGATTACCAAATTTAAGTCGTGGAGTTTAATTAGAAAGAAAGATGTCAAAAGAATGGAGAGTGGGGAGTGGTTACCATTGGAAGTCTGACGAAGACAGTGGGTATTCAGTGGATGACTTGGACACGAAACAATTATCAGATCTTGGGCCAAGAGCAGATTTATTTGCGAGATTGTTTATATTAACCAGAGAGGCACTAGAGTCTTATAAAGAACTTGATCGAGGATTCGAAGGTGACAGTCTTGACATCTGTCATCACATCAGTCGATACATATCACAAAATAAAAAATGTCTAAGAGATTAAAACCAAACGAGATATACCCAGGCATGCTAATTGGGTTGGATGCCAGAGAATATTCAAAGTTCTTGGGGGAGGATATTTCTGCTTGCGTGGGTATTGTTATCAAACCAGTTAGTGCGAAGAGGTATCGCGTAGCTTGGACCACGGGCATTGTGGAGGAAGTATGGATTTGGCAACTCACAAAGCGTTAAGCGCTCTTGGCAACATGCTGCTTACGGATGGTTTTATTTTTAAGTTCTTTTTTGTGTTGCTATTATTTTTTTGTTTTGCTATCATTAATTATGATTACAGGGACTAGGTAGATGAGTGAAGTTAAACAGGGCGAAGCGTTAATTTTTATTGGAGATTATGATCTCTTTGGCACTAATTGTAATGGACTTGAGGGGATGTTTTACAAGGAAGTGTTTGGCGACAAGTACTTGGTCTATGTGCCATCCGTCGATGAGTGGGCAGAACCACTGGTGTCGATCTTGGAGAGGAAGAAAGAGGGCCACGTCCCAGAGAAGTACGCCAAACTTTGTGCTCGTATTAAAGAATTGAGGATTACTTTTGAAACGGGATGACATAACACTCTGTCTTGATGTTGCCATTCTCGCAGCACCTTTAATTCTTGGTGCAGCTGTCTATGGTACGTTGATTGCGGCCGAAGTTGGAGTGAAGTCGTTGAGAACTTTGATTTGGGGTAGAACATGAGAGTAGTATTATTGGTTTTGTTTTGTATGTTGCAAGGATGTCTAATTTTGCTAGACGATGATTGCGACCCATATCACCCAGAATATTCTCACACGGAATACGACTGTTATTATGGACAGGAGAGGGTTGAGGTCTGTAACAGGAATTATTGCTGGGAAGAAACCAGAGAAGTTCAGATCTGCGATGAGTACCATATCTGCTACGAGAAGAGGCGTTGGAGGTGAGTGACTTGAAGTCAACCAGGATTATAAAACATGTCTCTTTCCTCTATGATGGGGAGAGAACAGTCGTGGAGGCTGATAGTAAGGGTACTTTTAGGGTACCCGTAACGAGTGTAATTGAGGGGCGAGTGAAGACTCTCTATAAGAACCTGACAGCATCGGAACTTATTGCACATCCTTCTATCATCGGTGGAGACCCTGTACTCACTCTCAAGTCGGGAGAAAAAGTAAGAGTGTTTGACGGGGGAGACCCGTCTTATTTGCCAGCAATGTCCCAGGGTATTATCGAAAGGCACGATAAGGTTGAGATATTGAGAAGAAAGTTTGAAAAGAAAAAGAAGGTGCTGAAGCAAAAGCAATACACTAAAAGATCTTCAGCAAAAACAACCAAGAAACCGCCAATTGTACCACCTTACGTACCATCAACTAAGGTATCTAGTGGCAACAAGAAGGATCCTAGTGATACGGATGAATATGACAACCCGTTCAACTGGGACGACGACGATTGGTTTTAAGTAGTTAGGTTTATGCACAGACAAGAGTTTGACATTGGAGACATCGTTAGAGTTACGGAACCTACAAAGGATTGCGGAGAGATTGGTTTAGTAACTCAGAAGAAGCGAATACACGACTTGCCGAGCGTTACGGACGATTACTTTTGGCACAGGGATGAGTATAGATGCCAAATAAGAATGTCTACAGGTGAGTGTGAGTGGATTCGTGCTAAATTTTTAAAAATCATTTCAAGAGCAAAAAACGCTTGACTTTCAATTTAAGTGTTGATACAATAGTTACACAACAATGAAGGGATAAAACATGTTCGGATTTATAATTGATATTGTCGCTCTCTCTGCTGGGATTTTCCTCGGCAGTGTAGTATTTGATTGGTGGCGTAGAAGAAGTCACTAATATATATGCCCTGGTAGCTCAGCTGGATAGAGCATCGGACTTCTAATCCGCAGGTCGTAGGTTCGAATCCTACCCAGGGCGCTTTTATTTAATCAACAAAAAAAGGAGAAACTATGTTGAAGAAAATTTTAATCTGTGCACTCGCGATGTTAATCGTTGCACCACTAGCAGGATGTCCCCAGGCATCGGCACACCCAACAGACGCCAAGGGACAAGGCAAGTGGACCAAGCGGTCAGGTGTCCGATTCGGTTATGCGTATGCTAACGACTCACACAAACCAGACTCTAATGGTGAGGAGTCAAAACTCAAGAGCCCACACATGACCACTATGGGGTACGAGTTACAGCAATGCATGCCAGGTGGAGATTGGTTGGACGTGTTGTTCATTCAGAACGTAAGTCTTTCAGGATTAGATCAGAGTGTTATCTCTCCATCAGTTCGAGCACTGATTGGATTTGAGATTGATAAGTCATTTCAGATCGCCGTAGGTCCAAACCTATCGTTCCACGATCCATCAGGAGAGGATAAGTTTGTTCACCTGATCGGCGCAGTTGGATACACTCTGGATGCTGGCATGTTCAGCGTACCAGTACACTTCAGTTTCATACCTGATGTCAACAACTATTGGGCAACTGCAATTACAACTGGCGTTAACTGGTAATTATAAAAATAGGAGCACAAACAAATGGCATTGAAAACACCATTACGTTACCCTGGCGGCAAGTCCAGGGCCATCAAGAAACTGGATCCTGATCTGCCTAAGCAGTTTAAGGAATTTAGAGAACCATTCCTCGGAGGTGGTTCAATGGCACTACACGTCACACAAACACGACCAGGTACAAAGGTCTGGGTTAACGATGCGTACTACAGTTTGTATAACTTCTGGGTGCAACTAAGGGATAAAGGACCAGCACTGCATCAAGAGTTGGCACGCATCAAGAAACCCATTGAGTATGTCACCAAACCCCTGAGAAAGGATAAAGTAGACAAGTCGCAATGGGACAGGTCTATTTTGGATAACATCGAAAAGCACAGAGCACTGTTCAATAAAGCAAGGGCAGACATCGCAAGTGTCGATGATTTTACTAAGGCGGTATATTTTTTCATACTAAATAAGTGTAGTTTCTCTGGACTTGGTGAGAGCAGTTCTTTTTCAGAGCAAGCATCAGAATCGAACTTTAGTATGACTGGCATCAACAAGCTGCCAGCATATTCTAAGATAATACAGGATTGGAAAATCACTAATTTTGACTATGATCGCGTGTTGAACGCAAAGGGGCAAGATTGCTTTGTATTCCTCGATCCACCATATGACATTAAAGATGACCTCTATGGTAAGAACGGCAACATGCACTCAGGTTTTGACCACATGAGATTTTATGACGACGTTGTAAAGTGTAAGCATGAATGGATGATTACATATAATTCTAACGAAGTTTTAAGAAAACGATTTTCAGATTATTATTTTAATGATTGGGACTTGACATATACAATGCAATCTAGTAAGGTATACACAGAAGCACAAAAAGATCGCAAAGAGTTGCTAATAACCAGTTACAAAAGGAACTGATATGCTCACCTTGAAACAATACGCAAAAGAGTTGTCGACAGTGATCGATGGACGACGTTATACTAATCTGATGACATCCATTGGTCCATCTCTGAATGAGAGAAAACTTAGGTTCGACAAAGCAGACTTCGCAGAGGGGGGTGTTGAAGCCTTTAGTGAAGGACGCCTCAAGTGGATTGATGAAACTGGACGCGATCATCTTGATACCAAGCACAATCATCATGTGGAATTCAAATTTATTTCTCACGGGTTGATAACAAAGAAGGGAAACCTTAGAAAGAATGTCAATGTCAGAGTTGTAAATAAAATCGGGAACAACCAAGATAACGAACCGCTAATAGACTCACTCAAATCTGATTACTATATGATTGGGCAAGAAAATAGTCTAGCAATCATCACCAGAGAGTCACTGTCTAAGTATCTTGTTAGATCTTCTGATGCGATAATCGCCAAGATTCCCCTTGTTGAACTGGAGTTTGTGCATAGGTCAGTAACGCCAACACTGATTGGGGATATTGATTATAAAAGCATGAAGCGCGAATTACAAAAAAGAATTATAGGATCATTTTAAATGAAAATCGAACAGTCAATTGAACTAAAGGAAGGGGTAGAATTTCTCAAAGGACTAGATAACAATTCTGTTGATCTTGTGCTGACAGATCCTCCCTATATCACGTCAAGAGAGACTGGTATGGATAAATGGGTTGATCATGTTAACGAACAGGATAAGGCGGGATCTCAAGACGTAAAGACTACTGAGCAATGGAACAGTTACAAGACCGCAGAACAGTGGCAACAGTTTTTCGAGAACAGTAAATTCAAGGACAACAAAGAGTTATGGCGAGACGAATTAGAGAAGCACAAGAGAAACTATCTAAAGTACGGTAGTATATACGGCAAAAAATATGCAGTAAAGACAGACTATGGGGAGTGGGACTCTAAATTTACGTTAGAGTCTCTGAACGAGTTTGTCCATCAGTTCTACAGAGTATTGCGTAAGGGCGGCACTGCTATTGTGTTCTTTGATCTGTGGAAGATCACTGACTTGAAGAACATACTGGAGCAAAACAAGTTCAAGCAGTTGAGATTTGTAGAGTGGATCAAGACAAACCCTCAGCCATTGAATAGTTCTAGAAACTATCTAACGAACTGTAGAGAGATAGCACTGTTGGGTGTTAAGGTAGGCAGCCCTACGTTTAATAGCAAGTATGATAACGCAATCTACAGTTATCCACTACAAGGTGGTAAGGACAGATTTCATCCTACGCAGAAAAGTCTTCTACTGTTTCAGGACTTGATCGCAAAACACTCCAACCCTGGAGATTTAGTCATTGACCCTTTCAGTGGATCAGGTACTACTGCTGTTGCATCTAAGATAACAGAGAGGAACTTTCTAGGGTGCGAGGTAGATGAAACTTTTTTCGAAAAAAGTCTTGCAAGATTAGAAAACTCATGATAGTATGTACAAAGAAAATGAAAGGAGAATTTAGTTGAATAAAAAGCAACACGAAAATTTTATTTCCACTTATGGAGACGCCTATCTCAACAGTCTTGAATGGGTTGATCCTGACGAGATTCAAGACTTTAACCAGAAGGCTCGAATTAACGGAAACCAGCAGAACAACATTGCAAGGTACACTTCACAATTTCTAAATGGTACTGAACAAGAGGTGCCAATAAGTTTGCGTGCTAATACCTGTATGGATGGAACCACAAGACTAAAGGCAAAGCAAGCAGTGAAAAAGGTAGATAAAAACCAGAAGGTCCTAGTCTCAAGATTTCAGCAAAAGGTTTTACAATTTAGTGACGATGAGTGGGAGGACTTCCAGGACTCTGCTAATGATCATCTAGGGGATACTCCTGCTACAGACGCAGACATGGAGGGTGCAACTTTAAGGAGAATCAATAACGGGCGTATATTTAATATCGTGAACAAAGGACGTACTGTTCCCCTTGACCCTGAGAAAAACTCAGAGGACTTGGAACCGTACGCTAATGCTGCCGCGAAATATATGAAGGAGGACATCTATCCGAGATCTGCTAGGACAGAGCGGTGGTTCTATAATAGAATAGAGAAAGCACTGTCGAAACCGATCAATCAAAAATTGGGTAGAATTACCTACAGCGTGGTTGATAATGTGCGATACTACAGGGATTCTCAACACTCTAGTTGGGATGGCGCAGACTCAAAGGCGATAAGTTATAACGAGCACCTGATTGTAATTAACTCAAAGTCACGTTTCGACCCGAATGTCAGTGGGGTATTGACGCAACAGTTCCGAGACAACCCAGGGGTGAAGCAGACCATAGCAATTAGTTTGTCAAACCTTAACGGTATGACTGATAGTGACGTCAAAAAAACCAGAAAAGACATCGTGGAATCGGTTAAGAAGACTTTGAAGGTATACAAAAACACTCCAGAAGTTTCGGTTGTTATTTTCAGACAACTCCCAGGAGATAGGTTCGCCGTTGTAGAACTATACAACAACCATCATTCTGTGACTGCTACAAAGAATTTTTCAGTTGTAGAATAATTCTTGACATTTAAACAAATAGTTCATATAATGTTTCTATAGTTTGAAGAAAGGAAGAAACAAGATGACCCCAGAAGAAGAATATAAGAAACTATACAATCGTATGGCAGAGTTATCTAGCAATCAAGGATGGGGAGACCCGTTTAGTTATGCGAGATCTAAAGAGATTTACGCAATGATTGAACTGGGGCACACAATATCAGAGACTCTATCTGGTGCCGATGCGTACAATGAGGCAGGGCAACCCGTCGAATATAAGTCCACTATTGACAAAAAAGTCAAGGGATCGTACACTGGCATATCAGTGCAGAATACATGGGAGGATCAGGTTTCATACCTAAAGAACGAGAAACTAGCAAAGTATCCCGAACACTTTTACATCAGGTTTGAAGGCGGAAAACTGGTAGAGGTGTGGAAACTGTCAGGAGAGCAGGTATTTAACTTACTTCTGCCCAAGTTGAAAAAGAAGTTCCCCACTGTACTGTCCAAGAAAGACCCGCGTCTTTCAGCAGACATTACGAACACTCAGATCAAGAAGCACGGTGTTAGAATTATTTAAAAATAAATCTTGACAAACAAAAAAAGTATGATATAATAGATTTATCGTGTTAGTCAATTGGACGTTAGGGCACGATGAAAATAAAACTAACAGCTCGTAGGAGCAATAAGGAGAAAACAATGAGTAGTAAAATTACTTCAGGCGGAAACCCTATTCAAACATCTTTGTGGGATTATTTCGATCAACCACCAGTGATCAAACCACTCCCATCACCAGGAAACAAAGGACTTCAGGAGTATAAAAAGAGGTTTCGTACCATGAAAATCTCTGATCTGAAGCGCCACATCCAGAGAGACACTGAGGTGAGGAATTTAAAGAAGATCACCAAGAGAGGGATTAACGGGGATAGCTGGCAAGCACCGCGAGTTGTATATGTCAGGTCTACAAAGCAACTTCTTGTTTATGATGGTGATCACTCTTTGCACCTTTGGTTGCAGATGTGGCCAAATGCAACAGAAATCGTTGTGGACTATCGAGAGGTTGATACTATAGAGGAGTACCATCAGTTATTCGTAGACTTCAACCTTGAGGGTCGGACTGGCATTTCAGCAGAAGTAGCCTATGTTCACCGATACTACGCGAATTACCGAGAGCAGGTTGACCTTGCTGCTTGTATGCGTGCCGCTGGTGTCTATGTTTATGGATCAGGTGAGAGTGGGGGTCGAGTGGGTGACCCTCAAGGATGCAAGATTAAGGTGAATGCTGCAAGGAAGTGCGCCTTATATGCGTCAGGGAGGAAGAGTGGAGATCCCACACTAGCAGAAGCACCGAACAGTGGTATGTTTTTCAAACCCGCTGTTGATGTCTACCGTAGTTTGCCATCTTTTAAGCAGACCAAGGACCAGTTGAAGAGTGAACTGGTGGGTGGTTTGACTCAACTGATGCGTGCATACCCTAGCATCCTGTCAACTGCTGGACCGCAGGGGGATTTTAGGCTGTGGTTCCACAGCAAGTTCGTTCAATCGGCGCTCGATCACGAGGTGTCTAAGTGGAAAACTTCAGGAGGTTCGGTCCACAACAAGTCACAATACTCTATTGCAAAGGGCATTGTTTTAGATTTGCAAGGTAATCCAAACTTTAATGGAATTACCACTCTAAAACTTGATAAACTTTTTTCTTGAAAGTGCTTGACATTTAAATAAATAATTCATATAATACATTCACAACTTAAATGAAAGGACATGATTATGTCATTGCATCCAAATGTTCAGAAGATTGCTAAACTTATTACTTCGGAGATTCGTACTATCGAAGACAAGAAAACAAAGTGGGCATCGTTTAAGAGAGAAAACGCTCATGTGTTCAAGGAACTATTGCACCTTGAGCACACAGACATGAAAAACCCAGGAGAGTTACTTGGGTTTGACATCGACGAAGAGCGTCAGATTATCCTGTTGAACTACACAGGACAAGCACATAATGTATTACATGAGGTAGATCGAGGTTGGTCACAACCCCTGCGCGACATGCGTGGCATGATCTACGACTTCAGTGTGGAGGAACCAGTTCTCGTTAGTCGCGGGTTCGAGAAGTTCTTCAACTACAGTGAGTTGCCAGAGAACACTTATGAGGCACTCACCAGTAAGTTCGGGACACAAAAATACCTCGCTCGTGAGAAAGCGGATGGACATATGATTGAATACTTTGTCCATAACGGTGAACTGTGTTCCTCCACCCGAGGTAAATTTGGAACAGTTAGTGCGGAGATTGCTGGCAACATGCTTTCTCTTACGGACTTTCAACAGGTAGAGGAGACGTTAGGTAAAAAGGTCATGACCCTAGTGGTTGAGTTGATCCATCCCTATACAAAGGTCTTCGTTGATTATGACAATGCGGAAACGCTGTACCTGTTGAACGCCTATGATGCCGATGGCGAGTCCTTGAATCTCGCAGAGTTAGAGCATATCTGCGAAGCAATGCCGCACCTCTTTGTGTGTCCTGAGTCTCGTGAGATGACACTGAACGATCTAGTCGATGAGGTTGGTAGTCGTGCAGTGTCAAATCACGAGGGTTGGGTCATGAACTTTGATGGCCAACTGATTAAGTTTAAATATATTAACTATATCGGGGAAATGGTCAAGAGTAAATTGAGTTACAAATACATTATGAATTGTATGATCAAGGGACGCTTGGACAAAATGATGTTCATGCTTCCAGAGGAAGTTCGCGAAGCAGCATATAAGATGGTTGACGTCGTTAATGACACAATGCAGCAATCACAAGATGTTGGAGATCACAAAGTATTGTATGAGTTACACAACGATAATGAGGGTGGCGTTAATTATTTCAGAACTGTCTGTAGGAACTTTTACAGGTTTACAACAGCATGAAGTTTGAGCATATCTTGCTGATTGCGTGCTATGCATATACTCTCTCTGCAATAGTAAGGATGATTCTTTCGAGAGTACGAACCTCACCAGAAGAAGAGAGAAAAGAGAGATTAAACTCCCTGTATGGCAGGGATAAGGACCTGTAGCTCAGTGGTTAGAGCAATCGGCTCATAACCGATCGGTCCTCGGTTCAAATCCGAGCGGGTCCACCAATTTTATAACGGAGAAAACATGACAGTATTACGAATAATTATGCAGAACTTACCGAGAGATCAGACCTCTAGAGATCTAGATGTTGCTGTAAGTAATGTTTTCCATGATCTTAAATCTGTAGGTAAAGGTATGGAATTGAAAGACATATTCTCTGCTTTTCGGGAACTAAACAAGGAACAAGATCTAGTTATCTTTAGTGATGGTAGAGTTATTGCAACAAAGAAGGGACTTTGCAACTATGGATAATGGAGGGTGCTCCCATGCGATCTACAAAATGGTGTTACTATACTAACCCACAAAGCAAGGTTCCTGAAGTCCTTAAGGTCGCCATCCCCATAACAAAAAAACAAGCAATCTTTATTTTGAAAAAGAAGTTGCATATTCCAAAAATATATTATATTATTAGTTGTAATGAAATTTGAAGAGGAGTTCAGAATGATCGAGCGCATTCAAAAATGTATTTCAAATCTTGAAATGTCACTCGCAGCTGGGGTTGTAACGAAGACCACCAGGGATAGATATAATGAATTTCTTAAAAGCATAAACAGTCAGGTGAAGAACGGAAGACTGCTTTCGCCTGGACAGAGCAAGTATCTTAGAGATATTGAGGCGGTCTGCGATGAGGAAGCACTCAAAGAGGCCGATGAATGGATCAGACAATACAGTGACGATCTGAGGGAGATCGCCGTCTTGTGTGCAGAATATTACGAGAATCAAACAACAGATAATCGATATTTTAAATTTATTCGACGTAAAGTTCTAGAAAATCCACAGGGGCATGTTCTTTCTAAGAGAGAGTTCACAAAGATGTGTATGAATAAGTTTGCGGATAAGGTGATTCAGGAACATCGTACAGATCCGAAGTTTGAAAAAGGACAAATCGTCTCAGTAAGGGCATCAAACAGGTTGGATCTATCGCCTTATGATAGTATGGATGAGAGAAAGAGAAACTACAAACTATACAGACAAGCAGCAAGCGGTGGACAAGTCCTCGCACTGATACTTAAATCTAACGCTCGACCAATGTATCGCACCACACAAGGCGGAAAAGTATACAGCATTCTGCCTATTGGTGAGAGCGTGCCATTGTTTGCTTGTGAGAAAGACTTAAAGAAGGTAAGAAAGTAATATGTACAGTATTATAAACCATGCAGATGAAAGTCGGTGACACGGTAAGACACAGGATCTATGGACTCTGCATATTGTTGAGTAAAGACATCACACGTTACGGTGGGGATTGGTTGGTATACACTCCCAGGCATCATGGTAATAAAACTAGAGTTAGTAAGCGTTGGCTGGAGGCGTTATGAAAGTCGGTGATTTAGTAAGAGACAAGGAATGGGTTCGCCCCAATCCCTATGGTGTCATCGTTGAGGTAGACGAATCCGAGGGGATGTTCAAGGTTATATGGAACGACTGCGGTAAAGAATGGTTGACTGAAATGTATTTGGAGGTGATTAATGTTTGACAACAAAGGCAAACGACACTTAGTCAAGAAAGCATGGCCAGGCACAATGGTGTATGTTCACCCGCACTCGGATTTGGGTAGCGGAGGTTGGGCAATGGTAACTGAAGTTTCAGTAAAGGATCTTCAAGGGCATCCCAATGTAGTTGAGGTAATTTATCCTAGTGGACGTTGCGCCACTGCTGATGAGTTTATGATAACGGAGGTAAGAAAATGATGAATACGTCTTTCACTAAGTTGTTGCAGATGGAAGCAACACTAATCAAGGAGTTGATCACCAAGTATTCAGTGGATGTTCTGAACGGTGAGATCAGTTTTGATAGAGCAGTCAAGAAGTTGCATTGGGATACTGGCATCGACGTGCTCTTGTTGGAGGAGCAAGTCACAAGTGAAGTACAGCATTTGTGCCCAGTGTATGCGGGCATAGAACCATGAAAGAGTTTCTATGGGTAGCAGTAGGTTTCATCTTAGGCTCAGCCATCGGTGTTCACGGTTTGGTTGACATATCCAATAAGGTCTTGAAATTGTTCAACATTTAATTTTTATTTGCATTTTGTTTTCAATTTTGATCTAATAGAAACATAACAAAGCGAGGCAAGATGAAAATCGGTGATTTGGTAAGAGAGAAAGGTCTTCAGGAACGAACTGGTGTTATTGTGGCAGACATAAACGCTGAACGATGGGGCGCACGTCTTTCTCGCGGCCGTACAAGACTATTCAAGGTTTTATGGAATGAACTAAGTCCAACATTGCCTACTTTGATTGGTCCTGCCTGGTGTAATCAGTTGGAGGTTATCAATGAAAGTCGGTGATTTGATAAAGACCAACCACCCGAGTTGGATGAACCGAGAAAGAACTGGTTTGATTGTTGGGGAAATGCCTGCATGCCGCCCAACGAACAAGTTGTTCAAAGTCCTATGGCACGACGGAACCATTGGAAGTAATATATGGGACTATGATTTAAAGGTTTACAATGAGAGTCGGTGACGCAGTTAGACCGAAGCATGACTTAATGCATAGAGGCATCGGGATTATTGTGAGGATCGATCCAGAAGAGACGTTCCCTACAGGTCATTGTCTGGGCGCTCGTTATTGGGTATTGTATGCGTGCGGCGCTCGTGAAGTAACAACTAGATTGGCATTGGAGAAAATATAATGGGATATAGATCAGAAGTTTATCTTAGAATCAAAGAGCCTTTGGTTGAGGTAGTGGACGCTGCCCGCAAGCTAGATGATACTCTTGACAAGATGTTATCCGAGGCCGAAGAGGAAGGGAACAAGACAGACTTTTATTGGGAGCATACAAAATGGTATGACTCTTACCCAGAGGTTCAAGCAGTAGAGAGTCTATTGGATATGCTACAGGATGATGACTATGGGTTTATCAGGTTGGGTGAAGAAGACGGGGACATCGAAAGCAAAGGACACCCATCCGACTACGATATGTACACTAACACAAGTGTTGAATGGTAGGTGAGTATGGGACTAGAAGTTAAGAGTAGTTTTATCGGTAGAACAGTCAAGTATAAGTTTGGAGACAAGCTTGGCGTTGTTATCGACGGGTATAAGGTTAATAACAAAGACTCGCTCTACACTGACGTGTTCAAGGTATTGTACAGTGATAAGAGTGTAGAGGTGCTTATCTTTCATGAGAACAGTTTCCAGTATGAACCGTGGCAAATCTTAGATTAGAAAGGTATTTTGTTGTGAACAACAAACAAAGAAGAGAAGAGATTGAGCAGTCAATTAAAGAGTTGAACAAACTCGTAGACGATGCTATTGAGTACAGAATGGTTATGTTTTATGATAATGAATACTCTGACTTTAAAGACCCGAGAGTTGGCGTACCAACTGAGTGGGATTTGAGAATTTCCACCAGGAGAAGTGTGCCCTTGCCAAGTAACGTGGGGTATGACTGTTATAAGACGCCTACTCAATTTAGTGACAGCAAGTACATTAAGGAATTGAAGGAGCATCAATCACGGTTTGACAACGGACAGCTTACCTCTCAGGACTATAGGGCAGACCTCATTGTGTTACGCAACAAACTAAAAAGGGAGGCAGATAGACTATACTCTATCGTTGATAGAAACAGAGAACTTGAGAAGCAGGGAAAGAGTTGTGACAAGTTTTTTGCAGAAGAGATTTGGGATAGATACTCGTTCTATGCGTCATTCGTTCGTGAAAATAATGTTAGGCATTTGAATCCTCACTTTGGGAAGTGGTTCAATTTAGAAGTGAAAGTTAGTGCAGCACAGAAGGAACAAAAAAAGTTAATTAACCTGTACAAAGTTTATGCGCCGCACTTGCGCCAAGATTATATCAAGAGGCTGGACCCGATTGAAGAACTGTTAGTGTCACACGGCGACCTCGATCCTTGGGACTTGATGAACCACGCATCTATTTGAAATCATTTAGTTTTTCATTTTTATTTGCATTTTGTTTTTTATTATGGTCTAATGTATTTGTTCGTTGGGAACGCAACTTTAACTGCTAATTACAACAGGAGATAAATCATGGCAGTAGATTTTAAAACCTTTGGCAAGATGGTCAAGTATGTTACCGCAGTTCACAAACCTGTATTACTCCGTGGTCGCCACGGTATCGGCAAATCTACTGTTGTTTATCAGTGCGCCGATCACATTGGCATGCCTGTTGTTGAGCGTCGAGCATCTCAAATGACTGAGGGTGACTTGGTTGGTCTCCCTAGTATTAACGGCAACTCTACCTCGTTCAACCCCCCCGATTGGTTCAAGACTGCTTGTGACAATCCAGTGGTCTTGTTCCTGGACGAGGTAGATCGTGCCACGCTTGAGGTACGCCAGGGTATCTTCGAGTTGACTGACAGTCGTAAGTTAAACGGTCATGTACTGCATGATGATACTATTATCTTTGCTGCTGTCAATGGCGGTGAGCATGGGTCACAGTATCAGGTAGGTGAAATGGATCCTGCTGAGTTGGACCGATGGACTGTCTTTGACATTGAACCAACAGTTGAGGACTGGTTGGACTGGGCAAAGAAAGCAGATATTTCAGATGAGGTGTGGGGATTCATTAACCACAACCATGATCACCTTGAGCATAAGGATGACTTTGAACCTAACAAGGTCTATCCCTCACGACGATCATGGGAGCGATTGGATGAGTGTTTGTCTCAGAGCAAGTTGTTTGATGATCACAACGCATTGTATCACCTAGCTACTGCGTTCGTTGGTTTTGAGGCAGCTGTCGCATTCCGTGACTTTGTTGCTACGATGGACCGACAGGTAACTGTAGATGACATATTGAACAAGGGTGACTTTGCCAAGGTGCGTGACTTTGACATTAACGAGCATTCTGCATTGGTTAGTAAGTTTGAGGCAGAAAAGGTATTTGCAGGTGAATTGACTGATGATCAGATCAGCAACGTAGCACGATATATGATGACTGGTATGCCTTCAGAGGTGGTGATGAAGGTATGGGCATTGCTTGCAGACATTGGCGGTGATGAACAAAAGAATCTCCTAAAGATTCATAAGGCAGAAGTAGATGGTAGGACCTTCTCTGACTTCCTAGTGGAAATGTTAGGAGATAAAGAATAAAATAAATTTGACATTTGTTAGTTTTTTAAGTATCATTGTTTTGTAAGTTAGGAGTTTGAATTATGGCTACGGGGATCGCAATGAATATCCAATCCAGAGATAACAATGATTTTGATTTGAATATGCACACTGCGCGGTTACTTATGAATGAACCGTTCTTTGCCGCTATCTCAAGACGTATCAACAAACGAGCATCCTATGGTATTCCTACTGTTGGTGTTATGGTTAACAAGGAGACCGCACAGTTTGAAATGCTTTATAACCCTGAGTTCTTCAGGGGACTGAGTGAATTGGAGCGCACTGCTGTACTGATACATGAGTTCTATCACATTATCTTCAAGCACGTTACCGATCGTGCTCCTTGGAATACTGAGGGTAGTGATATTACTGCTAAGGTTTGGAACATCAGCGCAGACCTTGCTATCAATTCACATATCAAGAATCTACCCAAGGAAGGATGTATTCCTGGCGAGGGTGTCTTCAAGGATTTACCTTCAGGACAGGCAGCAGAATGGTATGTTCCGCACGTCAAGAAGATTTTGGAAGAGCAGCAGAACGGCGGTTCAGGCGAAGGTGAGTCAGGGGATGGGCAAGGACAACCACAAGGTGGAGAAAAGGGCACAGGCGGCGATTCTAACGGGTCTGGCGGCGTTTCTACGCTGGATGACCATAGCGGTTGGGGTGCTAGTGATGAACAAGCGAAGGAGTTAAATGATATTGCCAATGAGAGACTCAAAGAAATTGTTAAACAGGCGTCCGAGGAGGCATCAGCCAACGGTAATTGGGGATCGGTATCAGCATCGGTCAGGAAGGATATTATCGAAAGTCTCAAGACTAAGATTGACTGGCGCAAGGTGCTGCGATTCTTTGTGAAGTCTTCACAGAAAGCAAACAGGTCTAACACTATTAGACGAATTAACCGTAGGTATCCCTACATTCACGCTGGACGCAAGTCTAACCGTGTTGCTAACATTGCGGTGAGTATTGACCAATCGGGATCAGTAGATGATCAGATGCTCGCTATGTTCTTTGCAGAGTTGAACAAGCTATCAGAGGTTGCATCCTTTACGGTTATTCCTTTTGACACGAGAGTAGAAGAAGATAAAGTTTATGTGTGGCGCAAGGGTCAATCACGCAAGGTAGAGCGAGTCCTACATGGTGGTACATGCTTTGATGCTCCTACCAAGTATGTCAATGAGCGTGCCTTTGATGGTCACATTGTCTTAACAGATATGTGTGCTCCCAAACCTATCTCTAGCAAGTGTCAGCGTTTGTGGATGACTACAGAGCAGTATGCTAACAGGAGATACTTCGAGACTAAAGAACGTGTAGTGATTGTTGATTGAGAGGTATGTATGAAACAGGGAACACTCGTAAGGTATGACCACAAGTTAAAACCTATTGTTGGCATGGTGAGATATGTATGCGAAGATACAGGATTAACTAAGATATGGACAACGTGTGGTAGTAGCGCATGGGCAGTAACAAGTCAGTTGAGGGTATTAGGATGAGATTAACCAAAGGTAGCATAATGAGAACACCTGAACCATCAGGACCACACAACGGATACATCACTGGCGTCTTGCTATACCGTAAGGGCAACAAGTGGTATTACTCACTAACAAGCCCGCACGATGAAACAGGACAGATAGTCACAAGTATCCAGTGGGCAACAAGACAGTCTATTGTCGGTGGTATCGAAAAGGGTATTGTCAATTACTATCCAGCAAAGAAAGGCAAGCGATGAAGAGGGGAACATACTTTAAGCACGAAGGGCAGACTTGGTTAGTGATAGGGGAAGGCGCCTATGATGGGTTCTACCGATGTATCACTCCTAGTGGAGAGATAAGACAGTTTAATAAATACATATCTACCATTATCGGTAAGTATGCAAGTAGTTGATTTTATTGACGATTCACGATTTCGCGGTTTTTTTCTTGCGGGAATTTTTTTTCTTTGCTAAGATGTATTCAAGTTGATGGAAGGAAATCAAATGCAAAACGTAAGACCAGCAAAAGCAGGTGACCTGATTCAAGTGTGGGATCACTACGCAGAGCGAACTGAAGACCCTGCAAAGATCAGTGACCACGGGAAGTTTGGGTATATCGTAGGAGCGAGTAAGCGAACCGATACTTTCTTAGATGAAAAGGGCATCACAAGACACCTAACCAGTATTATTGAGGGTGATGTGTTCAAGATTATATTATTCGAGGGTGATACTCCAAACATCATCCACGTTCACAAGGATAACATCAGGAGGTTAAATGCGTAGGTATCGTATAAAGAAGTTTGGAGAGTTTGTATCAACGATTGTTATAGAGGCGGACTGTGAGGATGACGCTTACGATGAAGCAAAGATAGCAGCACCCGAATCTTGGAGTGATTGGGAAGAAACATCAGATATTGGTTACATTGAATACGATTTTATTGAAGAGGTAAAGAATGATGAGAGTTAGTCAAAACTTACACGCAAACCTACAGCGTACCAGTAACCGACAACGGAACGCAGGCAAGGTTGAGACAATCTTTGGCACCAAGCGGTTTATGTCAGTGGCTACGATTAACCGTATGCGCAAGCCAGACTTGGATGATTGGTTGTTCCAAAGGGGATTCATGCCAGAAGCATTCGACAACAACAAAGAAAAACGTGAATGTCTGCTAGAGGATTTAAAGAGTGAGTTAAATGCTTAAAGTACATTACCCTTTAGGCACCAGTGGCACCAAGTTTGTATTCAAGGATGTTAACACCAACAACAAAGTGTTAGCGTCCTATAGTACAGCATTTAATACACCCGAGATCATGCTATTTGAATGTGATGGTATGGGCAATGTGACAAACTGGCACGAACTCTACGGGGAAAAGGGCAGCGAATTGTGCCCTTCAGATATATTCAAGGTTGTGGAGAGATATAATAAAGATCCTCGTGGTGGCAGCGGATATTATGTACTACGTCTTGGGGTCTAAACCATTGAAATAATTGACGATTGTCGATTTTTCTTGCGCGAAAATTTTTCTTGTGGTAGGATGTATTTGTAATTGATTGAAGGGAAAAAACAAATGAAGATTTTGACTCTAGCATTAATCGCCCTATCACTAATCGCTTGTGGTGATGTTACAGAAGAAGATTGCAGCATCTACGACTCTAACTACTCGCACACTGTTGTTCGTTGTGGATTGAGCATAGAGGGTAAAGAACCCGTAGTGGTGGCAGCGGATATTATCTGCGACCCGTCAAGAACACACGAGAGAGATATGTGTATTCCGTTTCATGATATGGAAGAACTAGCGCCCGACTGTGGGCACTTTAACAAGTGTTGGAAGGAGTAGCATGAGTAAAATAACAGCAGGAACACTTGTGAGGTTATCCTATAGAGGCAAGGTATCGCCCGCCCTTCGAGCAATACCGAGGGATGACATCGGGTTAGTGCTAGGTCACTTTGTTGTGAAGAACCACTTAGGGTATCCAATCGGCGCTTCTGTCTATCGCGTCAGGTGGATGAACGGTTATTATCCCGAGCACCAGTGTTATCGTAATGAGATAAAGTTCGCAGATAGCGACCAGATGAGAATGAATAAAGAAAGAATCAGGAGTGAGATCTATGCTACCAAGTACAAAAGCATTAGTTAATGACATTAAATTTGCAGTGGCCGATTCACTAAAGCATCAGGGCGTTGATAAACATCAGGCACTATTGGCAGTGATTGACCTTGTTGATGACAAGGAAGCATTAAAGGAAGTGATGCACAGTGGATTGGATGATTATTGTAACTACTTGAAACGAATGAACAAATAAGAAAGTTCAAAAAACTTTTGACTTTTGAATCTTGATGTGGTTTAATGTTTACACAATGAAGCGAAGGAAAAAAGTAATGAGTCAGTATAAAGAGTTAAGTGGTGTGTTGGCAAGAGAGTTCAACGCTAGACTAACAGAGTCGGGATGTTCAGGCAACCCGCAACCAGTGTCGGACCTATGGGATGATATCAACGGTACAATCCCGTATCAGCAGATAGAGATGATTTTAGGTGAAGATATGATTAAGCGTATCAAGCGTGAGTCAATGAATACATGGTTGAAATAAGAAAGGTTATAGTATGAATATTAAAGAACGTTTTGATGCCGAAGCGCGAGAGCGAAACGAGCGCAGCGATGCACTGTTAAGACTACATTCGCGAGGTTACAGGGAATACATTTGTCAGGTCACGGGTATAAGTTATTGGTCGCAGACCGAGAACGGTGACCGTATCACTGACGAGAACGGTGACATTTGCACCGAAGGCGACCCACGTAAAGTGTTGGAATCATTGCTCTGGTTTACGGACTTTTAAGTTTTAACTAGAAAGTTCAATAAAGATTTGACAATTACAAAATGATATGCAATAATGTTTACACAATGAAGAAAGGTTACAGCATGAATATTAAAGAACGTGGCGATGCACTGTTAACAGCATATGTCAATAAAGACTTTGGAACGGTAAAGGAACTGTGGTGCGAAGTAATGTGTGCTGCTAGTGATAACATTGCGGCTCAGATGAGGTTTCATGCTTATGAGAACCCGAGCATCACAGATACGAAAGTTAGTATGGCACTTGTCGTCTCGATAGGGGCGACCCGAGATTATGAGGCCGAAGCGCGAGCAAAGATCGACTGGGACCAGGCGAAGCATAAGCTCCGCTCGCTAGGTTACGATAAATACTTTTGTGAGGCCTCGGGTATTACTTATTGGTCGCAGGGTCCGAACGGTGACCGTATCTCCTCTAGTGGTGTTTACGAAGACCTCGATCCACGTAAAGTGTTGGAATCATTGAAGAAATAAGAAAGTTTAATAAAGATTTGACAATTGCAAAATGGTTTGCAATAATGTTAAAACAACGTCGAGAGACAAACTACCTAGAAAGGGTAAATGAATGA